TCTGACCCTTCGGTAAGAACTACGGTAGACGCCACAGACGGCGGAAGGCCGTCTACAGAGTAACCTACGTCCATTTTGTAGGTGCCATACAAAATCTTAACGGCGCTCGGCCAAGGATGCGGGTGGAAAAACGGCTTCTCACAAGGATGGATTACATGCAGGTAAATACGGTAATCCTTATTGTAGGGAAGCCACAAACGCTCGACACGAGGCGTGTCGTACAAGACGTCAAGAGTATTCCACTGAAGGCTGGCATCAAAAAGCATCCCGCGCAAATCGTATAGAGCTTGATGTAGTATATCGAGCATCAGATACCTCAGAAATTAAGCCTTGCGTTATCCATGCGTTCTCGAAAAGATTCCAGGGACTGTTCCAGGTCTTCAATCTTTCTGGATAACAGACGAATACACATATCGGTGGAATTGTCTTCATGTGCGTGAAGAATTCCACAGCGGTCGCATCTACGACGCCTATGCTCTAAATTCCACTCTTCTTGTTTCAGGTGGTCGTCTTTCGTGATACTGCAGTTGGCACAAACACGAATGCACCTATTAGAACCACGCTCGTAGTCATAATAAGATCTATCACTGAACGAGACCACAGTCAGCAACGTCCATTTGTGTTTCTTGCATTTACTAGTCGTCATTTAGTCCTTCTTTTCGTTTTATGTATGAAGGTTTAGCGCTGCTAGCTATGCAGTTAGAACGAAACACCAACCAGCATTTCAAACACCCTTTAGGATGTAGCTTGGTTCTCAGGGGAGAACGGAGTCCTTTATACCTGGGATGCTCTTTACAAATTATTTTCATAATATTAAAGTCCTAGACCGGTACTATACTAGTCAGGTCAATTCCACGTTGCTTCAATACTTCTTCAGCCAACCGCTTGACACCATCCAACGCAACATCAGATAGCTTCTCGATCAACTCCTGTTCTGGGTTTATTACTCCCTGAAGCTGGCCTTTTTTGATGCCTAGAACATCAGAAATGATCGGGTCTGAACCTTCGTCTGATACCAAATAGTACGCAATTACGGGTGTTTCTTGTCCGTCACGATCTAGGCGGGCTTCGCACTGTTCATGTACGCCAGCAGACCAATCCAGCTCGGCAAATACTACCGTATTGCATACAAACTGTAATCCATCCAGACCTGCGCCTGCCCGCAGGCTCATGATCAAGACCTTGGAATCGCCTTCACAAAATGCTTTCTTCGCTGCTTCTTTCTGTGTCGGGGACTCTTTGCCAGTATATTTCACCGGGTTGTAGTCCTTTAGGCGGTCCATCAGAATGTCCTGGACCATATGGTGCCAGGTGTAGACTACGACCTTCTCGCCGCTCTCCGCTACCATTTTGACGAACTCGGCCACGTATGGTGCCTTGGCTATTCCGGTGGCCTGTCTTAAACGCCAGTCAAGGTCACCGCTGGCTCTCATACGTTCGAACCGGTCACCCTGTTTACTTAGAATGAACTTTGCTAGTTCCGTAACAGAGTTACGTACTGATTCCAGTGCTTTGGAATCACAATCGACGTAATGCTCTACCCTAGACATCGGCGGCAACTCCCGGCCAACATCTTTTCGAGTACGACGGAGCATGATACCATTTTCCCTGAGATAGGTACCGAAGGCCTTCGGGTCAGAAATTCTAGCCTTATCTGGGTCAAAATAACCAGAACACCATTCTTTCAGAAACTCTGACCTGGAACCAAGCACATCGGGACGTAGGATGTTGATTACATTATGGAACTCTCCGCCATAATTGTAAATTGGGGTACCTGACAACCCTAGGCGGTACTCACATTGCTCTGCTATCTTAAGAGCGCCGCCGTATTTAGCGGAACCGTCTTTACGAAGCTCCTGAACCTCATCAAAAATGATGGACTTCACTTTCCCGGCGAGGGTATTAGCCCAGCCGGAAAGTTTACTATAGCTCAGGATGTAAACGTCAAACTCTTTGTCTTTTGGGAAGTCTGGAGTTCCCTTTTTAGCTACATGGACGCGAAGATTTGGAGCAAAACGACCGATCTCGCGCTGCCACTGGGTAGGTAGGTGAGTTAGGGTCACTATTGCTACTGGGAGGGTGGCAGGTTCCGTTAAAGTACAAATAGCACTGCAAGTTTTTCCTAGCCCCATGGTATCGGCCAGAAGGAGCCCCTTCATCTTCAGCGCCAGGTCAGCGGCTACTTTCTGATAATCACGGGCGGGTACCGCAAGTTCGAAATGACGCTGTGTGCCGGAGTTCAACACTGTGGCGAAATATTCGTTCCTCTCGTCGTAAGAAAAAGCCCTGGCTTCTAGGCGAACTTTATCATCACCAGATACTACCAGCGGATAACGCTCCATGAACCAAAGAAGATCACGACAGATCTCCTCGGTATCATTCAGGCGAACGGAACCCGAGGTAGTCTTCAGTCTGGAAAATAGACGACGGAGCCGCATCATTACATGTGGCTCGGCCTCAATTATCCAATGCTGGTCTTGGTATGCTAGTTTGCCGTAAGTGCGCATTAACTTCCCTTCAAACCCTAACTATGCTACTGTTACAACATGAGTTATGATTTTGGACTAACAAACAATAAAGCAAGAGTTGAAGCGGCAGCTGCGTGGCGGGAGGCTGCTATCAATGACGGGTGGGAAGTTGAACCTCTATACCCTAAACATGAGGAAATTTCTAGCGCATGCCGTCTAACAAAAGACGGTTTCGTAGCTCAAATTCTAACTCGTGAGTTTTCAGGCACGGAAGCTAGAGCTTATCGGTACCAAGCCGAAGTTCATGTCTGGGGAAGTGATCGTTTAGTAGTAGATGTCCCCTACAACTATCCGGGCTTTGAAGCTATTCAAAAACTGCAGTATAGGTGCAATTATTGCAAAACAGAAAACGTTCCAACGCAGCGAGTCAACTTTGCAGGTAGGTGCTGTGAAGCCTGCCTTCCGGCACAACGCAAACGAACAGAATTCCCTGGTTGGTGTGACTAAACCAGACCCAGATACTTCAATATCTGCTGAGGCGCTGTCCTATCGCCTGGAACGATAAGGTCAATCCGATGTTCGATAGCCTGGAACATTCTGGCTCCGATTTCGTCGGCCTCTTCCTCAGACTGTGTTCTGCCGTAGGTCATATAAGGTTTTACCCTTTTCACCCAGACATTGATGTTGGTGTAACTATCAAACAGCCTCTTGATGTGCTCTACGTACTCTGGAGAATCGTATACTCCACGAACGTAAAAAGCACTCTTCAAAAGAGGCGAGTCAGTAATGATGTAATCGACCTGACCCAACAAGCGGCGCTGCCTGCGATCCTGCTCGGCCAGGAGATACATTTCATTCTGCATCGTGCCGAAGTCGCCATCATAGGTAAGTTCTTTTGCAAACTCTTCCACGACCTCGACCTTCAAACCAAGGTGCTTCATTTCAAAGAATAGACCGGCTTTAGTCGTGGATTTTCCGGCTCCTGGTCCCGCGTGTAGGTTGATAACTTTAGTCATTTTTCTGCGCTAGGCGGTCTGTCAGATCCGAACAGAAGTCAGGATTCATCCAGGACTCTGACCCTCTGCCGTCTTCAGTATAATACCCAAGCATGCCTATAATCATATTCTGAACTAAAGCATCTGGATCGAAATCCATATCTTTTCCGCACATCGTAGATGCTCTAACAGCATAACGAGCAGCTTCAGCAATTTTGGACTCCAAAACTTTTCTCTCCGGGGATTTTGTTCCAGTCAGTAACGTCATTGGAGGAGGGCCGGTAAATCCGTCAGAATCTTTAGAATAGATCCAATGATCTTCGGGTAGCGGCAAACTACCTGTGTAAAACGCGCTACCGTCAGGTAATACAAAAACACCATCATCAATCTTACTCATAATCACCTCACATATTCCTTAGACAGTAAACAAAAATTGGTTTTCCATTTAGGGACTTTGGCAGATCACATAGCCTAGCTTTGGTGACCACAACCAAAAGCTCATTAATGTCTGGGTGGTCCATGTAACGCCTGACCTGACTTGCCAGCTGGTTGGCGCTACCGTCCAGTTTGACCTCAATGCCTCGACCACCGGTTAAAAGGAAATCTACCCGGTCTCGCGGAGACAAGGTGTATTCTCGGGAGAACTCTAAGGAGTTTGTGGTCAACGCCTTCGCGATGCCTTCCTGAAGTTCTTTCTCAGTATTGAAACTGAAGCGGTAAGAGGCTAAAATCTTCTGGACGTCAAACACTACTCACATTTTACCTGAGTTGCCTGATTTCCTGGGAACATATCAATCCAGGACTGTGTGTTTGTAAGAACTTTAGCGTCAGTAATAGCGGCTTCCACCTCGAAACGCTCTGCCTTTACGCCATAGGCAAGCTCATTAGCCAAATAATCAGAGTACTTTGCGGCGTCCTCAAATCGACCATTAAGTAGAGAAACAAGTAGATTACGAAGATTACGATCAAGCATGGCTAGTCTCCTTTTCAATAATTGCTACAATTTCGTCACGAGTCTTGGGATTCCAGTTTAGGATGGCTCCTGTCTCTAAGTCAATCTGGAAACTGACGTGAGGCCTATCTTCATGGTTGTAGGTGAGCACACCCTTTTCCATGAAAGTCTCAGCCCACTCATCGACTTCGCAAACAACATTTCCATTGGAATCGCTAATAGTTCCCACATACTCGTAGGGCATGGTTACATTTAGCACAGTTCCGTACTTAGCTGACATATTACTTCTCGATTGGCATTTTGTTTGCGGCAGCTTCGCATGTTTGCGCCAGGTTATCGTAGATAGGAATACCAGGCATTTTGGTGGATAGTGTATAGCGCAGATAGCGTTCGTTGGTGAAACCAGGTTCAATACCTACCACCATAGTACAGCGGCCAACACTCTGCAGAGCGGCGTGCTCCCCTAGCTCAAATCGCGTAGTCTGCGCGTAGGCTCGGCCTGGAACAGAGAACTCCTCTTTAGCCAGCCAGAATAGTACGACACCTTCTGTGGCAGCACGTTCTAGGTAGTAGTGCTCCCAAGCATACTGCTGTGTGAGTTCCTCTAGTGTAAGCTTTTGCATTTCAAGCCGACGAGGACTCGCAATGTCAAAAACCGCCGAAGAATAACCAAGGTTATCGATCGCACGAGCTTGCCAGTCCGGTGCGCCCTGGATAGGGCCAGCCAAAAAGATGACACGATTCTTAGGAACGGTCAAAACCGGAGGACGGTAAACGGTAAGCATTAATAGTCTTTCCTGTACGTAGCGACCAAAATCTCCATGGCGAGTTGACGAGCTTCTCGTAGACTCAGTTCCAGGTCTTCTCCACAGACTGTAACAGCAATTACATTTTCTGTGGGCTGATGATCATTGATGAAATGGTTTCCGTGACCAAAACTGCATTCACAAAGAGGACAACTCATAGCCCTAACTCCTTATTCCTCTTCGCTAGCCTCTCATCAAGAATCGCGTAGATCGCATCCGGCTTCTCCGCCCAGCGTTTGTATTCTTCCCAGGTCATCCCTAAGTACTCATGAAGTTCAAGCTTAGAGTTACCGTCGTGCCACTTATCCACGGCGTCATCCATGACTTCCTGGATATCCTTCCAGGCATAATCTCCGCGAGCAAGGCGGTCGATCAGTGAGGTCTGGTGCCGTTTCTCAAACCAGCCGCGGACGCATACAGCAGGCCAAACAATAGAAGCTAGCAGCAAAGATATAAGGATATAAAAAAGGCCCTTGACTATAAGCACAACTTTATCCGCCAGGCTCGATTCATATTCGTTGTACATCCTAGTACTCCCTATGTATCTTTTTAGATAGTTTCTTAGTGACTGACCAGACTAGTCGAATGACGCCGCCTAATACATAGCACACTAAAAGTAAAGCCGAGAACCCCGAAGTTCCTGTGTGGTATACCTCGGCACATACCACAAGAGTTAGGACCACCAAAGAAGCCCAGTACATAAACCAAAACATCAACTGTTGGGCTGTTTCGAACTCTTCCGAAGTTAGGTTGTCTCTGGACATACACTACTCTCCTCAGCCACCGGATTTTCCACAGCCATCATAGCTAGCTTAGCCGACACCGCTTCATCGATTGCATAATTAATACCATCAATGATTTTGTTCTGAAACATCTGGATGTCGATTGGGTCTGGGGCGTTGTAACCGCCAGCGCTAACATAAGCAGCGATATGGCGAAGAGCCTCACAGGCTTCCTGTTCCCTTTGAACAATGGTATCCAGCCCTGCTTGATTACTCGAAACCTCTGGATCATCCTCGAAAAAATCCTTAGGGTCCCAGACCAAGCCATTCGTTTCGTAAGATTCCCACTCCTCGTCTGTCAGCGGCCGGAATTCTCCCTCCAGCCACTGATCATCCTCTCCCCAGTAATCTCTGTTAGATTTTAAATCTCCTTCCCAAAGAGAGATACCAACAGGAGCAGTGCCTAAATCAGAGCATAGCTCTTCCTGACTTACACAATCCAACCAGTAGGCGAGACTTGCACCTATCCAATCAATAAGAATTGATTTCCGACCATCTGAGGCCACTAGCGCCAGACAACCAGAGTTTTTCTTGTATTTCTGCGGGTTTCTGGATACAGAAGGCTGCAGAATTTGGAAAACATAACTCATCAGAACTTCTCCTCGGTAGATGTCAAATACTTCGCCATGATGTTACGACGACTACCATCTTCCTGGAAGAATACAGTGGCTGTGGCGTCCCCAGAGATCCCTCCAGATTGAACCTTCTCGACACGTCCAATACCAAACTTGGTATGACGAACGAACTGTCCAATTCGGAGTCCGCCCTCTTTGGCCTTCTGTGCCGCTGCGTTGGCTACAGCAGGAGTAATGTTGGAACGCTTGGTGCAAATATCACAAATACCGCAGGACCGGTAATCGTCATTAGTGTCACCGAAATAGTGAAGGAAACCCAGCATCCTACACTCCGTATCCTGGGTGTAGTTATACATAGCCTCGATCTTTTCTAGGTGATACTTCAAAGTATCTGAGTACGGTTTACGATACCCAGGGTCGCCCTTCGTGTAGCACTCGTAGGCTTTGTTGGCAGCCTTGAAGGTCATCAACTTACCTAGGATTTGTTTCAGAGTTTCCTCATCCAGGTGAGGGCAGCGATCATGCAATTTCGGGAAGCTCTGAGGCTGGTCTGTTAGCAAATTGTAGACGGTGTCCAATTGAGACAGCTTAGGGTAGTTTTTATCAAAAAACCACTGCTGCTTGGCTTTATCTTCGTAATTCGTGTACAATACCGCTTTGCTAGGTAGACCGTCACGACCGGCACGGCCAATTTCCTGGTAGTAACCTTCTAAGGAACTAGGCATGCTTAGGTGTAGTACTGTACGGATATTTGCCTTATCGACACCCATGCCAAAAGCAATAGTGGCTACGATTATATCTAGCTCACCGCTCATGAATCTCGTCTGAACGTCAGCACGAACCTTAGGTGTCATCCCCGCATGGTACCCAGCGCACTTGTGACCCTTCTGCTTTAGAAGATCCGCAACCGACTCGGTCTGTTTTCGAGTAGAGGAGTAGACGATAGCAGGTTTCGTAGAAGGATTACCTAGGTAGTTCACTACAGCCTGCTCACGGCCCTTAACCGGCATAGTAACAATTGAAATACCGATATTGGTACGACGGAAACCGTGGACAAGCATCTCAGCAGCAGGCTTACCTAGCTGCTCCATAATATCCAGCTGAACCTTCGGGGTTGCCGTGGCGGTCAAAGCGATAACAGGCACGTTCTTAGGGATGCGATCTTTAATGAGACGATAGTCTGGTCGGAATTCCGCTCCCCATGTACTAATACAATGGGACTCGTCGACAGCAATAAGGTCAGGTGGGTGATTGTGTATATGATGCACAAACTCATCAACACCTAAACGTTCCGGAGCGATAAAAAGATACTGCAGTTCTCCGGATAACCACTTACTCAGAGCTTCGTTTGCCTCAGACTCTTTCAACCCAGAATGGATTCGAGCAGCATGAAGTCCGAGAGCATTGAGCTTTGAATACTGGTCGTCCATCAGCGCAATGAGGGGGCTTATTACTAGTGTCCTGCCTCTAAGAAGACCTGGAAGCTGGTAACATAGACTTTTTCCCCCGCCTGTTGGCATTACAAGCAGAATATCTTGACCTTTAAAAGCAGTTTCACAGACCAATTTTTGAGGGCCTCGGAAATCCTGCAATTTGAAAATATTCTGTAATGTGTTCTGAAATATGTCGGTCATTGTGCCTTGAAAAATTCTGGATCGACAGCGAGTTCTGCTTTGCGTCTAACTTCTACGGCTTCGTCCTGGGTGTCGAACATGCCAAGGTGCCTATTTTTGCCGTCGTACTTGATCATAGCATACCATTTCTTATGGCGCTTATGCCAGTACACGCCGCGCGTTGTTATTCCTGATTTTCTATTATTGTGACCTTTATGGTTTCTGCCATTCTGCACGTACGTGCAAAACCTAAGATTACTACGTCTATTGTTTAGACCATCATTGTCTACGTGGTCGATAAGTAAGTCGCCAGTTCCCATTAGAAGCCTATGCATACCTACTTTATTCCTTTTACCAGTCGAGTCCCGTATATGAGTTTCTGCGTATACTCCATTTACTTTTCGGTGAGCGTGCCAGTTATGATCTTTAACAAGGTCAAAATCTGCGGTATCAATAATTGCAAAAAGCCTCTGCGACAGAGGGATGATCGTCGTACCGTCCTCACGGTGTACGGAGGCTAGCAGAGTTCTATTAAATTTCGTCACTCTTCCACCAAGCCAGGATACTTCTCGTGAAGTAGTTTTTCGAGCGGGGTCCGAGCAAACCCTGTCGTCACGGAACTCACAAAGAGACGCTCTGGAAAATACTCTTCTTCAAAGCCGTACTGCATCATTGTTTGAGCGAAAACAATACCGGCAAGAACACAGGCACCCTCATCAGAACCCGCAGTAACGACAATATCTTCCCGACCTTGAATACCGTCGATGTCGAAATGCAAACGAACGGCGCGACGGTCTTTAACTGCCAATGCTTTAGATGGCATAGATCGATCAATGTAGCTACTTGACATAATCCCTTCCTTTACCTTATGTGCGCCACATACGGGCGACTCGGTTGTCATCCATATCTTTAGTTTTACGCTTAGCTAATAGGAAAGCTCGTGTAATACTGTTGGTTTCCTTTTGGGATTTGCCGTGCAGGTCCATCGCTTTTAACTCGTCGTAGCTCTCAAAGAGAGCCTGGATACTAGCGTCTACGGTGTGTGCAGACATCAACCACCTTCAAAATCGGCAATTTTATGGTCTAGCCTAATAGCTGCCAGCTTACTCTGGATAGAGTCCAGCCACCCTGAAGCAGCGTCACAAGCAAACTGCCAAGGCACATAGCCAGGATCGTTGAAACCTGGCATTTCTCCGCTGGTGATTACCACGGTACCATTATAGGTGCGCATTTGAAGGTACCACCACCATTCCTTCAAAAAAGCTGAATAGTTAAGGGACAGCAATAAAGTACCAGTCAATTGTTTTTCGTATTTGGTTGTCATTCATAGCTCCGTGAAGTCCCTGTCACCATAGCATGCCCGCCAGCTCCTGATGAACTCTGCACCAACATCAAAACTGAGGTAGGTGCACTTCTGCATGCCGGATTCACTGTAGCTTATACCAGAAGGCGAAAGACCGACGACTTTAAAATGCTTGCGTAGACCTTCCAGGATCTTCTGGTCACCGAAGAGACATTCTAGCTCCTCAATAGTTTTTGACTCGTCGAAATGTAGACATAACTCGCCCCACGTAGGCTTCAGGTCAAATTCTCGTAGTTCCAGCTTCTGGAACTTTACAGGTTTACTAGGCTGGTTGCCACCCCACGTGCGAGTATCCGTTGTGTATAATTTTAGTGACATAGTGAGACCTTTCTGTCGTAGAATAGAAAATTACTAGCAGAAAGTCAAGAGGTGATGTAAAGCCGTCAGTGACTTAGTGCGTCAAAGCGGACTAAGTCAGGAGGCTAGCTGGATTTCTCACCAAAAACAAACTGAAGATGCGATAGCTTCTTCATGCTCTCTACACGACAATGGTTTTGTAGGCGAAAGTAGGTAGATATTGCGAGAGCAATAACTTCCTTAGAGCAGTTTGGGGAGCTGGTGGCGCAACGAAGTGGGATACGATCTCTGCATAGAGGTACATCGGCGCACAAGGGTGTACGTAAGGTATTCACAGATTAAAGCAAACTATATGCCAAGGAGCGGGCTAATACTCTCCCAAAGACTCGTCACTGCTTTTATCAGATCATGAATAACCCTGCTATAGTAGCTTCGTAACAAAGAGTGAATGCGATCTCATCCACCAGGGTACAGAAATTCAGAAACTTTAGTGTAGGCAATAGTTCACGGCTCGTTGACACGACCAACGGTATAGCAAACTACTGCTCTAGTCACCTAATATACCAAGTATAAACCTATTACTATGACGAATTCCCCAGTAGTAGTAGACCGACTTGGGTCTTGTTGTGGCACCACTCGGTTCAAAGTACTAAAACCTACATATGGTGGTATTTTGTCGGGAATACAGTAGTTTTGTATTACATTACATACTACGTATTACTAGCTGAGTCACTTAGCCATCCTAGATACTGGTAGATACAGGCACACAGGTTCAATAAACCCAGTGCCCTACCTAGTCAGGATGGGGAGAGATGCAAAGGTATGTCCGAAATAGTTAATTGCCCTATCACAGACTGCAAACAAAAAGACACTAAATTGCTAACCAGTGATTCTGATGTAGCTTTATCCACTCTGCAAAAACTGCGTCTTGAAATCTTGGCGCAGCAAAGAGACAACTTGGCTGTCATAGCGGGAGCCGTTTGTTCTGATAAACATCTGTTTGACGGAGATCGGTGGTATGACCTTGTTGGGTTTCGTAAACCTGAACCGCCCTCAGTCAAAGAGCCAGAGGTTCTCATATCTCCTAATCCTCCTAAGAAAACGAAACAAGAGAAAAAACTAGCTTGGTTACGCGAAATTCTGCACTGGCGTAATGACAGCATTTATTTTACGGTTTTTGATCCTACCACCCCTGACGGGCCAGTTTTTAAGCAATCTACACGTAAAGATGCAATAGAGATTTACGTTCTGCTAGACCCCCTCGACAATACTGTTCGTTATGTTGGCGCGTCTTGGCACGCCCGCACAAGATTTCGCAAACACAAAGATCCAAACTATCCAGACAACAACTGGGAGTTGACGAAATGGAAAACAGATGTGAGGAACAGCTTCCGTTATGCTGTAATCGCCTCTGTGGATCCGGGTGTTTGGGAAGATGCGGAGCGCGCGTGGATTGCCTACTATAGACAGCGTGGGCATGTGTATAATATTGAGGAAGGTGGTATCTCACCAAGACGCGCAGCGGAAAAAGCACAGCGCCGAGAGAAGCAGAAGAAGCAACCTAAAAAAGCGCCAAAATCAGAAAAGCTCCCACGTAAACCGAACAAGACAATTCCCAGGTATATTACCGAGAAGCTACCTCCGCCTCCTCCTGGTGAACTACCTCACTACTCTTTCGATTCTATTTCAACAGCATCTAGGCCGCCAGTTTTTGCTGTATGTGATGACGAGGACTAGCCTACTTATCTACTAAGGTGGGATACGACCGATTCAAAGTGGCACAAAAACGCAGAGAACTACGCATAGCCGCTATCCACTCTAAAGGTGGTTATTGTCAGCTCTGTGGATATGACGGTATGCGCTGCGTGTCAGCGATGCATTTCCACCATACGGACCCTGCCGAGAAAGACTTCAGTATCTCCACAAAGCTAACGTCCTTTGAAGCCATAAAAGCAGAGCTAATTAAGTGCATTCTGCTTTGTAATAGGTGCCACAGCGAAGTACATGATGGTCTACACCCTGGCTTCCTTGATTTAGGAAACGACACCTCCTACGAATATGACAATTACTACGAAGACGATTATGAAGGAAATTAAGCGGAATAGCTGCTTACTCTCCGTAGTTACTCAGTAGGAGTATTACAATGGACTTAGGCGATCGCATGAAGAGGTACGAAGCCTCTTCTTTGTACCAGTTTCCCGACCGGCTTCCTGTTGTGATTCGTGTCGACGGGAAAGCGTTCCACAGTTACACACGTGGGCTCAGTAAGAACGACCCTGGTATCATCAAGGCCATGGACCACGCAGCAAAGACTCTTTGCGAGAAGGTTATGGGCGCTCGCCTGGCTTACGTGCAGTCGGACGAAATCTCGGTTTTGGTCAACCCTTGGGGTTCCCATGATTCCCAGGCGTGGTTCGACAACTGCCATCAGAAGTTCGTGTCAACGACCGCTTCTATCGCTGCGGCTGAAGTGACGGCATTATCCTACGAGATCTTCGGAAAGGTGAAGCCCGCTTACTTTGACTCTCGTGCATTTGTAATTCCGCACGATGATGTGACGAACTATTTCATCTGGCGCCAGCAGGATGCTGTCCGTAACTCTATCCAGGTGCTCGGGCAGATGAACTTTTCCCACAAGCAGCTTCACAAGAAGACTTGTAATATGATCCAAGAGATGCTTTTCCAAGAGAAGGGTATCAACTGGTCTAAGGAGCCTACGCGCTTCAAGCGGGGCTCCTGCGTTGTTAGGCAGGATACCACAGTGGACACGCCTCGTGGCCCGGCGATTCGCGCCAAATGGGTCGTAGACCTGGAAATCCCCACCTTCACTGAAGACCGTTCATATATCGAAGATCGCATCTGTCCTAAGACGCGAGAAGAGGATGATGCGGCATGAACCGTCACGACATACTGGAACTGTGCGATAAGGCTCTTTTTGCTTTGGAGTTAATGAGGGAACAGCCCCAGCAGTATTATAGCACACGAGAAGCTGTAATGACTTCCTGTTGTTCATTTTTGTATATGTTAGAAATTGATTATGACCGTTTCTTTTTGAAACATGCAGGCCCAATCATAGGTAGAAACGAGTTTCTTCTAGGGAGAGTAGAAGTAGAGTGGGCCACAAAAGTCCTAGAAGAGACAATTGCTATGATAAACCACAAAAAGCTTGATAACCGAGCGGAATGAAAGGGTACACTAATGAATACCGGTAAAGTACTATACACAGCAGAAATTAAAATGGTTGAGAATGATGATTCCTTATTGGTTATGGCTATCGTGAACGGCCAGGTGATGTCCAGGACGTTTGGTATCGCTGAAGCCACTGCCGCTGGTTTTGCTGAGCTGGTGGAAAAAGAAATGGATGTAATTAAGAGCTGGGTTGAGCTGAAGTCGGCAGAGTTCGCCCTAGGGATGTCTACCAAGTGAATCGTTTCTACTTAGATGCCTATGATGGTCGTCCTAATAGGAAGGGGACGAAGAAGCTGCACACTGTGAAGGTGCATGCTCGGCATTTTGAAGACGCGCTACGGCTAGCAGAGACCTTGCGTGATCGGGGTCTCTGGGTGTGCGTCTCTTCCTTACAGACTATGGTCGATACCGATCAATATCAAGCGGCGTGTCTGCCGCCGCGTAGACAGTAAATCAGCGAATAATACAGATGACGTCTTCCTCTTTTAGGAAGATGTACTCCTCGCCGTCGATTGTTACTTTTACGCCCGCGTACTTTCCGTACATGACGCGGTCGCCCTCTAGGAAGGGCATGACGCTTTTGGAAGGTCCGTATGGTGTTGGGGTTATTTTTCCTTCCCCAACCTTTATGACAGTACCTTCCAGCTCTTCTTGTTGAACCGTGTCTGGGATATAAAGGCCACCTTCCGTCCTTCCATCCGAAACTTTAGCCTTGACCATGATACGGTCGCCAACGGGTAGTATTACTTTTGACATTACTGTTCCTTTAGTGCTTCAATTAGTTTTTTGTTGTACTCACCGAAGCATCCTGCGAGCAGTTCTTCCTCAGTGATCCATTTGACCACGCCTGTTTCCTTCGTCTTGATTTCACCACTGACACGGTTTGGAACGAAGGTTTTGACGTGGAATTCTCCATCGTGACGCTCAAAGACCTGCCTCAGGCCCTCTGCCTTTAGGCCAGTCTCCTCTTCCAGCTCCCGAGCAGCACCCTCCTCGAAGGTTTCCTCGGAACCATCAGCCTTTATGTCTAACTTTCCGCCAGGGAGGCCGAAATCGTTAGGGTTATGTTTGCGGGATACGGCAAGGATACGACCCTCGGCGTTACGAACGAAGACAGCGGCAGCGTTTTTTAGTTTGGTCATGTCGCTCATTTTATGGAATTTTGCCGATCTTAGTCAAGTAAATTAACCAATGAATTAGAGTTGTCAAGCCCACCAGCTGAAATAATTTGCCGATCTACGTTGCCGATCTTATCGATTCTTTTTCCGGGCATGTTTGGTGGCTTTGTTTTTGGCTTTCCTCGACTCCTTCTCTTTTGCAGAAAGTTTACGACGCTCAGGTTTTTGATGTGCCTGGAAAGATTTCGCTACTTTGTTAAAGGCCTCTGCTGCCACATAGTGCGCGTCGTCAATGATGGCTGTGATTTTAGTCTTTCCACGAAGCTCTTCCATCAGACGGATCTCTAGCGCACTGAAGTCTGGTGTCATGTACACATTTCCTTGTGTTTCGAAGTCGACATTTATTGCTTTGGTGTCTTTAATGTTACTGTTAACTTCTCGGGTAAAGATGCCTTGATATGCTCTGAGTTGTTCCTGGAACAGGTTTTTGAACTCTAGGTCGTCATCTACTAGACGGCCTGTTACGGTCATACGGCGAGGGTCCCCAGATTCTTTATGCTTATCCATAAGGTCTTGTATAACTTTTTCGTAGCTCATGGTACCTCTTTTAGAAAAAGAGCCCGACCTGCAGGAAGGGACAGGTCGGGCTGGCATAGCTAGCTGTAGAAAGGAGTAAGATCAGCTAGCGGGAAATTGGATTAGATAATGTTTCGAAGATCATAAGTATGTTGAATGCAATTTCGGTTTCTAGCAGCACTAGAATCAGCCCTGTAGGTTCTAGCCAAACAATAAGCAACAGTGAAACGCTGATAGCTGTAATGCTTGGGGCTAACTCCTTCAGGTAGGCCTTCACCTAACTAAGGCCTTCGCAGCGGCTACCCAGTGGCCACGAATCGCCTCCGGAAGGTCTTCCCACTTAGGCATGGCGTTACCCATGAAGTTCTTCCATTCAGCGTTATCACCGTAGGCTTGGTAAGCGATTTTGGCGTCAGCTTCAGGATCTGCCGCGGATACCCAGCCAGGTAGTTGTAGCTGTGTAATCGGGCGGTTTTCTTTTTCAGCTCGCTCGATGCCATATTTCATGCCTGTGCTCATACCGCGATCGATACCTACGATCGATTCCGACATCAGGCGTCCAATTACTAGACCAGCCTCAATCCCTAGCTTTCGTTCTTCGGGGTTCCTGTCGTCAAGAACACCTGGCTGAGTGTATAGTAGGTGGCTTGCGAACGGAGCCATTCCGTTCAGAAGACAATAGCGCATCAAGCTCCTTGCGTAACGCTTATTCTCCTCAATTTCGCCAGCATACGGGCTCTCAATTAGTACGGGTTTCATATTATACTCCTATTCACTTAACTTTAGTCTTCAAGTACTCAATGGCCTTTTTCATATTATGAAGGTGTTCAGCCTGTTGGTTTTCTGCCATGAACCAATCGAGCTTAATGCACATACGATCTGTGAGTCTGTTTCCAGTTTCACCGTCGTACCAGACCTTCCAGCCTAGGGCTACGTCGATATAGACGGCTTCCACACTTCGAAACACTTGCCTAGTTTTAGGCTTACTCCAGAACCAATCTCTGTATGTGATTTGGACGACCTTATCAAATTTGTCGTTGTTGATATTAGTGACGACGCCGCTCAATATCTTCATGCCTGCACCTGTTTGTACCAGTCTTCGTCCTGCCAAGGGCAGTTGCCTGAAACGAGTTGCATCAGTTCTTCGCCTGTTGGTTTGCGGAAGCGCCCTTTTGGAGTTGTGGCCTCGTATTCAGAAATCTCTGATACGTACTTACCCTCCCAGATACTGATGCCTGCTGGAGCGTCCGTGAGTCCTAAATCTTCGATCTTCCGGCTATCCCATGCTTCAACTTCGTGGCGCATGTGACCGCCAACGTAAAAAAGTACAATGCCGTTGGAGCCATCACTGGCCACAACGGCATAACTATCTTTGTCAAAATCGTAGAGGTTATAGATATCTTCTTCTTGTGTTGTCTTTAATGACTGGACATGGAAGTAAGTCTTCATGTCTTAGTAACGCCGTCTCTATCTAGAGTATTCCTTTAGATGGGCATTAACTAGGGAAACGCTTTTGACTTCTTCCCCTGCTATGATTCTATCTAGATTTTTATTGAATGCGTCAAGCATATTGGTCCACACCGTATCGATATTTTGTGCGTATACTTCCTTGTCTACGCAAGTTTCCACACTAAACTTGTACTCCCATAAGTAACTTCCAATTGTCAGGAGGACATCGTTCCCGAAAGTTTTCACTTCTACCGGAGCAGTCCCTACTTGTTCGTATACCCAGCCCGGTGCTTCTCTGTTGATAGCATAGCGGTCGTAAGCTGCGAATACTTTATTCCAGACCTCCTCCGTATTTTGGTTGTAGTAATGTCTAGTTGTCACCAGAGATGCCCTAGTTCCTACAGAAAACACAGAGACTAGATCGATATTTACCATGTCCTCAGGTGGGTTTTTAACCCAAGCTCGTCCTGTACCGACAATACGGTAGCCTGCCTTTTCATATACCCAGTCTGGGATTTGCAGTTGTTTTTTCTGTGTTTCTGCAGTTGCAATTTTATCTGTGAATAGTCAAGCCACTACCGCTGCTAGACCAGCCAATACCCCACGTCTTGTTGTCATTATACCTTATCCTCAATTGTTTGTTTACCGCGCCTGATGTCCCAGTCGTCAAGGTCCATGTCTGGGTAAAAGGTTACCCAAGGAAACCGCTTGGAAAACCAAGCGGCTTCCTTTTGTGCCACCGCCCGAAGGGTCGGATGCACCGTTTTGCTGGTACGCAGCTCCACTCTGTATATGAAGGAATTGACCGGCTGCGTACAATTTACGAACACACAGAAACCCATAGCCACGTAGTATTGTGCTGTGAATTGGTTTTCTTTATCTAGTTTGTAGATCTCAGCACTCTGTTCCCTGATCAGCGTTTTAGCCTCTTCGCGTAGACTTTCTGGTAACTGGTCTAGATACCAGGGGTGCACGCCGTAAAAACAATTTAGGATAGGCATCTGGATTACGCCGTTGCGGTGGCGTTGGAGGTCGCGAAAAGATCCGAAGTCTAGCAAGAAATTGGTGGTGATGTTGCCAAGGCGAGCAATACTGTGTGGTAGAACAGCTCCTTTAGGACGTTCACTAAATATACGACCTTTTAGTGTCCCTTGTAGATTCTCATCTACCAGGAAATCCTCGGTAGTCATTGCGAGTTGTATGTCGCGGTATGCTTCATACAACATTACTTCTCTTTTCCACTCGCTGACAGGCTCTCTGTCTTCCCTAAAGCTGCCTGGATATTTAGCTTTCAGCGCCTCGAAGATCTCATCAGCAATTTGCTGCACCTCAGGCAGCGGGTGATGACGCATCCACGAGATATGGTCAGAAGCTTGGCGTAAGTTCGTATGCCATGAGACATTGGTGGTCGCACCAGCAGGAAGGAAACCGCGAAGGATATCAAAACTCCTGGCTTTGATTGCTCGTTCGTAGACTTTAGCGTCCTCACCTTCCTGCATAGGATATTTCGCCCGTAGGTGTTCCAGAACAGGCTGTGTCGCCTTGTGGTAGAAGGCCATCCACTTATCCTGAATATCTTTACGACCCACAGGGGCCATAATAGGCTGGTTTGAGAAATCAATATAGCGGGTGCTAGACTCTTGCCCTGAGTACATCGGCCAGTCCTGGATGGCTTTTGCCGCAAGCATGCTGATGTTCTCAATGAAGATCGTAGTAGAACCGCAGTCGCCAATACTAGCATGGCCGTATCCTACGTAATACTGGCTCATAAAGTTACCAGAGCCCGCCTTTTTTACACGCTCAAGGTGGGAATCCACGCTTGCAGGGCTGCGTGAGTACAGCGCCTGTAGCATGGCATTATCCTCAGGGTGAAGATCGTCTAAGACTTTGATGTTCCTCATTCTGTTACTTCCTTAGGTATGTTAGACACATCGCGCAATTTTTTAGCTATGAGAAGGCTTCCAAGTAGTTTGCCTACTTCTGGGGTTTTGGTTTGGTAGTCGCACAGAAAGTGTTGCCATGGGCTGTTTAGGAACTTATCTGATACGCCGATGTTTGGTATTCCCATTATTCGCGCAGCCATACTAATGCTGGCTGTATTAGCGTGATCTGGGTCGTTACAGTCTGTCACCACGAAATCACAATGCGCCAATACCCATAAATCCTTCATTAGAGATACGTGGGAGTATGTTCCGGTGTTTTCACTTGCTAGGACCTTTTCATACGTGAGCACATTATTTCCAGATTTTGTGTAATCTGCTTGGAATATGTATTGAATGTCTAAAGCAAGCTGCATTTTTAGAAACTCTCCTTCCCTGTTACATGGGAGGGACAGTACATCCGCTAGCTCTGGTTGGTAGTCTAAAGCATGTATAGGGTGGTAGAAGCGAGCGCATTCTGGAATTTCATTGCGAACTCTAAGATTAGAGTTGGTAATTTCTGCTACCCATGATGGTTCGGAAATCTTATCCAGTATAGGGTAGTTACAGTATACTAGGCTCATTTTGGAGGTACTCCGAAGGCTCTGTCAATCATGTGACTAAGGATTCTATCTTTGTGCTTTGCACTAACCTGTAAAGCGTCGAGAAGGTCAGAAGCGAATCTAACGTTGTCCACCTTGCGGATTATCGCTAGCTGATCTTTGTGGTCAACGCTCAGTACCTGATCGTTCAGCTCCATGTTGTACTGGTCCACTTTTCTCTGGACGTCAGTTACCGCATTGTAATATCCGAAGAAGCGGCGGACCTGCTGATGTAGCGAATTATAAACACAATCACGGAAGACTCGCTCTGGCACAGTGGTATCAATCTTTTTACATACTTCTTCATACTGAATCAGGAATTCCTTACGCAGGTCTTCCTGCTTTTCCTCCCACATATCGTCTGTAATTTGGTTATCGATCCGCTCTTGTAGCAGAGCTTGGATCTTACCTTCGTAGCGCTCCAGGAGCGCTGTTTGCTCACGTGCTATTCCAAGATTCTTGTCCAGACTTATTTTCTCGGATTTTTTGACGTTTTTGGAGTCCATAGTTACCTCAGTACTTTAATGACGACTTCTCTGTAGACGGGAGTGCTATGTTCCGCCAGTACATTACTTGTTTTACCGTATCGACCTGCGTATGTAGGATATCGTAGGTTTTGTTCATGTTCTTTGTTAGGATTTCTGCAGACTGGATAATCGCGTTGATATTCGCGATAAGGTCGTCAAGTTCCGGGATTGTTCTAGCCACGATAGCCATACGAACAGCTTCGCTTCGTGCATTAAGCACCTCACGCTTCAGTATAATGTGGTCTTTAGCCACATCCCGAAGCCTATCAAGATCGCTAGATATGCGTTGGTACGTGAGCAGTATCTCAGCTACGCGATCCTTTTTAACTTGCAGCTCTTCGAAGATTTCGAAAGCAGTGTCGTAATCCGCAGGCCCTCGGATGCTTTTGTGCTTTGACTCGTTCTTTTGGATAAAGAGGAAATAGCTTTTAAGCTCGATCTCTACACTAGGATCAGGCACGAATTTAGGTTTACGAACCGTGTCCAGTATTGTAATAATAGGTTCTTCGTTTCTGTATTGAGTTATGCGTAGTGCCCATTCGGTATCTGATTCACTCATGATGTAGTTCCTGCTTTATCTCTTGTAAGCTTTGTTTGTTGACAATGACCACGTCGTAAGCGCCTACTGCACGAGGATCCATGGTTGGCATTTGTGGTAGCATTTTGCGCACGCAGAGCAGTTTGTCATTGAGCATCATAGCCTCATCGTTTCCGAGTCTGTGCTTAGTAATCGGGGCGAACCAGTCTAGTATAATTGTTTGGTCTTCCTCGTGTTCACAGTCAACTAGAACAATAACGTCACGTTTGGCTTTGAGTTTTGACCAGATGTCAACTAGTATTTTGTGATCCTTATTCACTTTTCTTCGCCTCAAGCTCCTCAAGTAGCAAACATAGCATCATGATGAAATTGGCGTCGACTTTGATGCTCAAGTTCAGCTCTTCTAGTCTTTTGTTGAGTCTTGGTCGAATTTCCTCAACATCTTTAAGCGTAAGCATTTATACCTCTAGAAGTTTTTGCACGTTCCAATTACTTGTGAAGGTTCGGCAGCCTTTAGCTACGGCTAGTGTAGCCGGTTTCTCTATATTGTTTCCTAGCAGGGTCATATTTTGACTATCTTGCGCCAGATCCAGCGATCCTTCACTTTTTAGTTTGGTTGCTGTATCGTTTATGCATTGCATATAGTGATCCCTGCCAATTGTGCCTCGTACTAGCAAAGTTCGCAGTAATAAAATGTACGTCTGTATTACATCTGTAGTGCCGTAAGCTACTATTTCAGCTAGTTTGCCTTCTCTGTATAACTGCTCAACGTCGGCGCCCTTTGTGCCCATTTTACCTGGCAGTCCTACCAACTTCGCCACGTAGTCGAGGCTTGGCTTATTCTGCCCATAATCTGAAAGGAAATCCATTAGGTCGAAATGCCGCTCCGTGGAGTATCGACTCCTATACTTCCCCTTTTCCTCATAATACCAGGCCATAGGCACGCCATAGTGTAGCGCTCTATACGCGACTAGGGGCAGGTCGAAGCTTCTGCCGTTCCATGTGACTACAGGAGCATTATTAGCGGCTACAGCCTGTGTAAAGTGCTCGATACCTTCTTTTTCGCTCTCGTTGACGCAAGCCACAGATAACTTCTCCATCTGGAACTTGTCATTCAGTTTGGCGTAACCCATACTAATAATTTTGCACGCGAAAGGAGGTACGAAATCCTTATCAGGATTATTCTCACGCCACGCGTTGTATACATCATCTTCTTTGATGGCTTCGATATCGACTACGTAGGAGGTCATGTCGTCCTTTAGGTAGTTCTATAGCGTAGGATCATCCAGTAGCTTGGGTCTTGTACGCCGTTGAACTTACGCAGAAACACCTGTGCGTCCTTATATAGGACCACAGGTGAGTGGTGTTTTGTTGTATTGGTATCTATAAAACTGATGTACCAGTCTCTCTTTACAATATTGTAGTTCTTTTTAGCTAAAAGAGTATACCCTAGAACAGCCTTAGCTTCTGTTGTGAACAGGCTGAGTTTGATGTTATCGTCTTCGTACGCGATCAGCTCTCTAGGCTCAGTTACAGCAAAACCAACCCGTGCTGCGTACAGGTCATCTTCCACTCTAGCTACGCACCAATCTGGTACATTCTGCCAAAACTTCAGTTCTGGTCTGCGGTTGTCGGAATAATGCACGTGCATTTACCATCTCCAGATGTCAGGATAACGAAATCATTATAGATTTCCATACGGACTGTACCGTCTTTGATCATGCTAAGCATTTCGGTGGTATATTTGCTGTGTAGCGTGACCTTCTGGTTTGAGCAGGAAGAATCTGTAAGTTGAAGGCTGGCTTTAGCCGATCCGTGTGCCGCACCAACTGTTACTACCAACTGATTCCCTGTAAATGTACATATAAGTTTAACGTCACCGGAAGAGCTTCCTGTAATACTGGTTACGGCCTGGAACGTCTTTAGTAGGTCCTGGACATTGGTAGTCACTTCACCAGCTTTGCTGTCGCGGTCCATATCGTTGAGCCACCCTTCGACATCGGTAGGCTCCGCTTGGATGGTGGGGTGGAAAAATTCAAAGGAAGGGGAAGCAATTTTGATCGTGCCTCTATGAAGCCCAATCCAGACCTCAGGCTCCTCGATTTTGGCGATGGCTAGCGAGAGTACCGTTGGTTTGATAACGAAATCCAGCGTAGCCTTTTTGAAAGGCAATTTATCTTTGTATAGACTGGCGCGCAAAGAATCTGTGGTGCTCACCGCGATATTCTCATCGAGTTTGATTCGTAGACCCTCTAGCGTCTGTGTCAACGGAGAGTTGAAATTGGCCTTCGCGATCGCTTTTGTAACGATGTCTTTGGACAGCTGTACCTGGATAGTGATATCCTCCAAGGGCCTCTGATCCACGATTCGTTGGGTGTCCTGGTGAGTTGCCAGAGTACCATTCAGCGATCCTGAAGAAAACTCCATAGTATTTTTCGAAGTTGACTCCAGTTCTATCTTGTCAGAAAGTTGCAGGGCGCTGATGTATGTGCTATTGATTACAACTTCGCCACCCTGCGTAACGTTGGCAGGGATGCATTGTTTCAGGTAGACACCATTCTGACCGGCCTCCACTACAAGAACGTTCCCGCCAGTGTCGGCGCGAAGAATTACTTGGTGCTCTGTGAGCAGAGCTTGAACGGAAATCATCGCCCGCTTCAGGGCTTCGGTACTTGTGACTAGTTTCATGGGTTCCTTTTACAGGTGGTCAGCCGTAAATCGAGGTGTATTCACTGACTAGGTCGAAACAGAGTCGGTTTAGAAGAACCCTGTCAGCATCCTCAGGTAGTTTGGTAGTAGGCATCAGGACGTCGCGAATTTCAACCAAAACAGCCTCAATTTCATTCACCAGATCTTCATATTTCTCTGATCCGTGACGTTTAAGTGCGATTAGTCGCGGCGCATCATAGGTCCTTTTAACGAGGAGACCTTTACCCTCCATCATTTCTTTGCAATTGTAGACGAGACGCATGCAGTGTGAGGCATTTTTGCCGTCGTAACCACATCGTTCTTCTACAGCAGCGCGAGCAGGGTTGCGTTCTTTGAGCCAACTTTGGTACTGATCCCAATTGTCTTTTGCTCCTTTGTACGCGCGTTCTCGCGCTAGTAGGTCTAGGAAGTTTTCATCAAAACCAATACTCCTAGCTGCCGCCCGAAATTTATCATCGTTGGTTAGACCCATCTCTGCGACAAGCTCAGCAATAGTATTCTGGATAAGAATACGTGTACTTGCTTCAATATAGGACATGTCCTCGAAGTTCCAGTGTTGGAGCTTTTTGGTGACAGCCGACATAGCTGCGTCCATATTTTGTTTGGTGATTTTCGCATGCCCAATGAGGCCGAATTCTTCACGCATAGGCGGTTTAGCCGGAGGATTCAGGATCCAGTGGCGGTGCGACTTCATCTTTTTGATTTGGCTTAATGCATAACCAGTGAAGCGGTGTACCGCCTTTTTAGATAGGAAAGCGTCTTTATGTTCGCGCAGCTTTAGACCAAACCTATCCATTTTTAGGATATCTTCAGGTTCTACATGCAGCATTTCTACGATATTAGGGTTGCAGTCAGCCGCTAATGCCATGAACTTCTGTAGACCGTAGATTGTACTATCTACAGGATGCCCTTTTCGAACCTCCAGAATTTGCTGCTCAAACTTGTGGGTGAACCCTAAGTAATACATTAATGGTGCGATACATACACCTTTCTCATCCACATCGCTTTCTGGGGTATTCAACCCGTACGCATGGCTTCCTGCTCGTGTATGATATATGGTTCGGTTTTGGACGTTGAAGTTCATTAGTACAACCCGTTCGTTGGTACCTCGTGCTCCTCGCTCGGTTTTTTATTCTGAATGAACTTGGAGACAGGACAGTGGTTACTACAATAGTTTTCGTCGTGCGGAACAGGGTCCCCTTGCCAAGCTTGACGTTCAACACACTTCTTTTCGCAGGTCCAGGCTACAGTTTCCTCAAGTGTAAAGCTTTTTTGAGGTCCTTTTGTGAAAAGGGAGTACACGCAGCATGTGCGTGGTTTGTCTCCTTGTAGAGTTCTCAGGATGCATTTAGCTTGATACCAGCAGTGGTCGCAGATCTCGCTTGCTGGTCGGGGTTGCCGATTTATAACTGTAAGTCTTCGTTTTTCGAAGTCCTTTTTAAGTTTTTGATTGCTGCTACGGAAAGTCATAGAGAGCCAATACGATCTCTGGCGCGGAATAGACGAGACATGACGGTGCCGATAGGGACGCCTAGCTTTTCTGCCATCTCTTTGTACGAATGGCCCTCGACCTCCGCCATAATCAATAGGTTTGCCTGTTCCTGCGGCATCTGCGCTAGCGCTTCAATGATGTCTAGTCTTGTTTCGTTGATGGTAGTAGGTTTCTCCGGCATGTAGCAATCAATACCCTCATCGCCTGTACTAACGAAGCGTTTTTCCATCTTGTTATGTTTGCGGTATTGACTCAGGAAAATATTAGTCATTACACGAAGGAGCCAAGCCTTCAGGTTGTTCTGTTCAAACTTGTGTTCAAAGCGAATAGCTTTGATAATCGTATCCTGGACTAAATCTTCTGCTGAAGCATTATTACGCGTAAGTACACGTGCTCGCGCCTTTAGTACCGAAATGTGGGTGATGATATCTTCTCTAAACGACATACCTACCTCGTAGCCGCCTAGGGGTTGTGCGGCCTTATGGTCATTATCTTAGAGAATTACTTGAACTTTGGCAACTTATTTTTAGCGTCAGTCCTCTTTATACATACGTTTTAGCTCCTCTTTCCGGTTATTGCCCTGCTCTTTTTCAGGAACAACCGTGGGGCCATCCATAATCAGCGACCTGGACATATCTTCGCGTAACATGAAGGGGAAGGCTTCCCAACCACGAACCACAAGCTGATCAACACGTATAAGATGCGTGGCTCGTTGCTCCTCTTTATAAAACCAACGCCATATAGTGTTAGCATGCTCTTTTAGTGCTTTAGAGTAGCGAACATCGCCATCATCGTTCATCTGTGTGGGGGCAATAATAAGAGCAGTCAGTTCTTTTGTAGCCTGCTTTAGTTCGCGTCCAAGCACAGAAAGGCGCTGCCAGTCAGGTAGTCCTCGCTCTGCTGCTTCCATTAGGTTGATGTAGTCAATACAGATTACGTCATAGCCACGATTCTTTAGGTGCAGTTTTACTTCGGCGGTAGTCAGCCCAGGAACAGTATCCCAAATTGTGAATCGGCAGTTGTTCTTTTCGCCGTGTTCTTTAAAGCGTTGCCACTCGACACGGCATTTTTCTTGCTCCAGCTTGTTTAGCGTCTTGGTTCGGATCTTCGTGTGTTCGATGCCTGTAAGGAGCGACATTAGTCGGTCACGTACCTCGAAGTCTCTCATTTCCATCGAAACCAGTACTACGTTCAAGTTATGAAGCCTGTACTGGTTTACGATCATGTTCAGTGATGTAAGGCTCTTACCACCTTTAGCATGACTTGCTAGAATCACGAAATCCGTGCAGCCGAAACCTCCTACTTTGATGTCGAAGTTCGTAAAAGTACTTGGAATTAATTTCGGCTGTTCTCCGTTTAGCAGTTCCTCTAGTAGATAGTCAGAGTTATGGCCTTTACCTATATGTATTATTTTCTGCTCGTTTGCACCCTGATTCATACTAGTCAGGGCCTTTTCCATATCAAGCACTAGGTCGTCCATGTTAGGGAGCGCATCTGCCGGTTTCATCTTGGCAGTAATTGTCATCGCTAGCTCTAGTGCTTTGCGGGCTTTGCGGTAGTAGTTCAGCACTCCTACTAGATGGTGCGCATCGTCGACTTTGGTAATCGGTGAGACGCCTTGTAGTTTTAATGCCTCTATGGCTTCCGCAGTGACGCCAGGAGACTGCATAAACGTCTCCATTGACGGAAGTTGCGTTGTTTTCTTTATCAGTTTGCTGTATACGTCAAAAGACAGTACCATTTGGTCGTAGGCGAAGTGTTCCTCTGTCAGTAGGCTGACTAGTGTATTTTTGACTTCATCCGGGCTTTGAAGCACAGACAGCATTGCCTGCACCTCAGCTTCTAGTTTCCAAGTTTTCATGCGCGGTTTATTTTCATTTTAGTTTTGGCTACGTCGACCTTGAACATGGCATGCGGTTCGACGCGCACTTGTTTACTGAAGGCATAAGGACACATTCCAGCAATAACAACGATCCGAAAACAGTCTTCGTGTATGGTAATCCAGTCACGTATAGACTGCATTCTGTATTTGTTGGCGTCCTCAAAGACGTTGTGCAGCATGAATACTGTCTCTCCGTCTTCGGAATCTTCTTTATCGATACGCGCTGCATTTGTAATTTGCACTCGCATATCTTTATGCAGAGCCACTTTCATTAGTTCGTAAGTCGCCCTGAGAGCCAGGGCGTCAGATCCGACACTGCTAAGAAAGATTAGGTATGGCTCTGTTAGCATATCCCCGGCCATAATTGTCGGGAACCATTCTTCCTGCGTCTGTACACCTACTTTGACTTCGCCATCCCCTTCACCACCCATTATGGGTAGAAACTGTATATTCAGTTTTGGTTTGCCCCAGGCAATACTAGGGATACCACCTCCGTAATACAAAGCATCGTCAGGTGTACTTATTTTCCGGGACTCGTACTCGCTTTTGAACTTACGCATGCGCTACCCGTGTTGTATGCCCTTATAACCAATAAGTCCCTCTGGCGTCTCCCATAGTGACACCCGATCCACGTCAATTAATTCTGGATAGATCTTTCTGTCGTTATCATGGATGTAGAAGATAAAGATTAGAATATCTTCATCCTCCTCGTAGTATGTGTCGTCTACACTAATACCATCTAGTAGGTACTCTTCATTAAAAAGCGTACACTCCCAAAAGTCCTGTATGAAATCTGGACAACACCCGAGCTGTTGTAGCCCGGAAAAACGCTCTTTTATGCTCATAGTAAATCACCATACCTTTTCAGTAACCATGCTATAAAATAGAGGGCTCCGTTATACCGTAGGAATGCTAAGTTCTCTTTGACGCTTGTATCCCAGATAATACCCACAGATAGGTAGTTCACTCTTTTTATTTGCTGGATAGTATCCCCGGTGCGTCCCAGTACCGCACGCTTCAGTAGTACAAGGAGCACGAAAACAGTAGTAAAACTTACAGGCGGAAGATTTAGTGTATCCGCAATATGCCAGTTCCAGATTGTTTGTATTACAAATACGTTTACCAACGTACATGCAAAGTTGAACAGTTCGCGCAATAGGTAATTGTTTATTGCTAAAAACAAAGACGGCTTTTCTGGAGCTTCCGGTGCTTTATCTTTTTGTGTTTCTTCTCGGTTCTGCATGTGTTCCTTTAGATGATGAAGCGTAGCAGGTATGCAATTAGGAGCATTATACAGCATTCGGCAAGTATTTGAATATTCTCGGCTTTGGTGATTCTCTTTTCGTCGTACGGTTGCATGTAATGCAGCAGAGTCTTTAGTGACTTGACTTCTATGGAGAATCTAAGTGAGAATAGCCTTCGTATGAAGAACACGATGATAAAGGCGCCTACAAAGTTGATCGGTTTGAAACCGACGTATTTGGTGGCATGCCAATTCCATATAAGCATCATCGTGAACGCATGAACCGCCGTGGTGGCTAAACTGAAGGCATCTAGTTTTAGGTAGTGTCGGAATTGTTTAAGATCCTCGTTGAGCATTACCATTTACTCGCTAACGTTTCTGCCGGAGCTGCTGGTACTGGATCTAACTTGATTTCTTCGAACTTCATTCGCCGGTAAAAGTTTCTTCTGAAGTCTATGGACTTCTTCAGGATGCCGTTATTGGCGTTCACTGTGTACACACGGATGAGAGGTTTGTTTTTGAATACCTGGTTACCCTGTGAGTCAAGCACATAACGACGGATACGACCTGTCATCTGTTCCTCGCTCTCTACGCCGAAATTCGGGTATAGAAGATGTAGCGTATCCATCGGAGGAATATTGTAGTTCTCTTTGATTACTTTTGTGCCTATAATACAATGCAGAGTTCCTTCCAGAAGTCCTCTAGCGTATTCGCTCTGTTGCTTCTGTAGTTTGTCGCCACCTTTGATAACTTCTACGTTGTACCCAGACATATGAATACGTTGTCGTAGGGACTCCGCATCCGCCTTACGTTCAGTAATGTATAGTGGCTTTCTACCATTTTGGATATCGTATAGAATCCACTGTAGTAAAATGTTTTGCACATCCGAATTTGTGGCCAGGAAATTAGCGAGACGTGGTAGGGGATATTGTCCTAAAAACACATAATCCGGTACCTGAACGCCTGTTGAAATAAACATGAAGTCACACGGCATTTGTTCTTTTGTCGCGACAGCAGAAACCGGGCCGATAGTGTCATATATGGCGCAGTGGGTTTGGTCTTTACGCGTTGGGGTCGCGCTCTGGCCACCACGGTAGTAGCTATTGAACGATTTTGTGACCTTGTGGAAAGTCTCGGCTGATTCGTGGTGAGCCTCCTCCAGCCATAGAAGGCCGAACGAGTCCTTCAGTGTGTTTTGTAGGTTTTCCCAGCCGCGCTCCGAGTTAAGACTTTGGAAAGTTGCAAACGTGATCGGATGTACTTTGGCAGAATCTTTGCTCTTTTTGAATTTGAACTCTAGCTTATCTTCCCATTCACCGTTTTTGTTCTGTACTCTGGTTTTTGTTTTGATCGTATCGTAGCCGATTTTCCCCCAAAGGCAGTGACCAGCCTCTTCTTCTAGTTCGTCTATGTTGGTGTGCTCGTAGAGGCCTTCCCAGCCAACCGCCAGGTGTCGTACTTCCTGAGCTAGAAGTAGCGTACGCAGCCCGATGTGCTGGACTAGCCAGCACCATAGGACCGTCTTGCCCCAGCCTGTAGGCGCCTTTACAATGCCATACCCGTGCTTCAGCCACTCCTCAGCAGTCTCTTGCTGGTCCTGGCGTAGCACTCTATTCGGTTTCATCTTCAGGGGGATCCCCATTTTCGGAGCAGACCGCTGGTCGATGAACTGAAAACCCTGGAAAGTTTTTTCTATTTTTCCAAGGTCACCACGCCCGAAAGCAAAGTACTCGCCCATCTCTGCATAGGTAGTTACCTCGAACTCCTCGACCACACGGAGCTGTTTGGGGTTGAACTTCTTACAGTAGTCATTCTCGGTGAACCCCAGTTTGTGACAATACTGCTCTAACCCGTTTTTGTCGGTCCAGGGTTTTTTCCAAAACTCGCAATTAGCGCACTTACGTGTTACGTCTGTTTGTTTTTCGTAGGAGACCTTTTCGAATGTGTAAGTCCATTCTTTTAGGTGCTCCATTCGGACGTCAGCCCTTGGCACGTATAGCATGTCACTTAAATATGCGAGTTTTTGTTTCTCGGTGGTCATGGTCTTTAAAAGACTTTACCGGAGTTCCCTAAGATCCTCCGGTAACTTCTGTTCGTAATACTATAACCGTCTGTTCAGTCGTAACTTTCAATACTCAATACCAAGAAAAAGCCGTGACGCTTTGCTACTCGATAAGCAATTTTGCGAATTGCAGCCAGGATTTCACCGCGTTTACCTATAACTTCTTTGACGACTTCCACAGGTACGTAAATGGTGAGCTTTGCTTCATTTTCCGACACGGTATATCGTGCATTGATGTAGCGGCCATCATGATCTTCAATAAGTTCTTCTACTACGTGCTCGACCATATCGAGTACGGAATCCTCAAATATAGCCAGTCTTTTTTCGTATTCGCGCTTATTCACGTTTTGTTTCTCCTGTTACGCCGCGTCGGTTAGAGCACTGATGAGTGGAATAAGGCTATTGCACTCAAAAGAATCAAGAAACTGTTTCATGCCTGTAGCGTCACCTGGACATTGCTGGATAACCAGCTCGCAGTCTGTTCTGAGTTTCACCACTTGGTACATCTTTTCGACTTGCTCGCGGTACTCGGTGAGTTTTGCAGCTGTCTTTTCTGGAATGTCAGAGAGTCGGGCGTATAGGTCATCTGGAGTAATGCATGTCTCCATTACTGTCTCAATATCGGCCCAGCGTAGGTGCGGTACCTTCGGGATCTTATCGCTTGTATCGCCTTTGAGCGCTTTTGCTAGGGCCACCCCTTGCGGCTTGACACCGAAGGTTTTGACGACTTTCTGCTCTACAATTTCCTCTTGGGCGCTCAGGATGCGAACCTTTCCACCCAGTAGAGACCATAAGTCCTTATCGACACTTACGATAAAGTGTCGTACGCCTTTGTTTTTTGTTACAAAGGCAGCAATCGCATCATCCGCCTCGGAGTTCACTGGGGTGATGATCTGGCACTTCATAAGTTGCGCCAGCTGTACCAGGTCTGGCACCGGGTCAAAATCAGGTTTTGATCGGCCTTCTTTGTATGTAGGCAGCAGTTCGTATCGACGAGTTTCGCCTCCCTCCATACAAAAGCAGATAGTGCCGCCGATCTCCTTCTTCAGTTTGTGCACCATTCTGAAGAAACGAAGCACGTGACCGCTAGGGTAGCCATCCGAGCGTTTGGCATCATCCTGCTCCTCCGACTGACCAGCATGCCAGGCACGCATTACAGTATTTTTGAAATCAATGAGGATAAAGCTAGGGAATAGCGCTTTCATTGGCATACCTTCAGTCGATTATTGTTTACTTCGTCCTCAAATTTGCTCAACTCCGCTTCTGCTCGACTGATACGCTTTTCTAGGATATTCAAAGAACCTTGAATTGCTTCAAGTTGCCCCTCAGCCCAGCGTTTGTCTATTATCAGCTCTGACATCTCAATGTGCAATTTGACAATCTGATCGTGTAGAAACGATACATCGGTGTCTTTTTTGCTAATGCTGTACTCAGACCAGAAGAGGAAACCTACTAGAATACCAATTCCCAGCGTAATGACGCGACGCCAATTGATATCATTGTTTATTTTGTCACTTTCGTTTTTGGAACTCATAGCTTTTTCCCTGTAATCTGTTCAATTCGCCGAAGCTCTTGTGCTAGCCTTTGGTATTTAGGCCAACGCACATTGCTCCCGGCATCCTCGCTGATGTCTTGTACCTCTCTGTTTGAAATACTAGCTGTTAGTTTGTCTATAGCTTCGAAGAATTCCAGATTCGGATCTTTCTGGGAGGCTCGGCAGCAGCTGCTCACTGTCTAACTCCGAACTTGCACCCCATCATTTTTGCGCTAGCTACAGCCTCTTCGAATGTTCGAGTTGTTACCAAGCTGGTGTTCTGTCTCCAGTTTCGATACGCCCTAAGCTCGAATACGGGAAGCCCAACCATTCTATTTTCCTCAATGTAGCAGTATTCCACTCTTCCGTCCGCTAAAATAGTCCTACTAACGGCAGCGACGAAACAACCAGTAGCCACGCAGAGAAGGGTAGCCAGAAATATATTGAAGAACTTATTCCAATTCATAACGTCCTCATAAGGTTTTGTCTACGGTAGGCCCGACAGCGTGCTCTAGGCTAAAGAACGCAGCAATATTACGAAGACGACTAAGCGTCGCACCGTTGACGAAGCTATGCAGGATTTGCACAGCGATTTCCTGCTCCTGCGCAGCCAGCAGGCGCTTACGCCGAGTTCCACGTTCAGTTAGAGACTTGAACAACTCCGGTTCTAGGTAGTCGATTCCGTAGATTAGTCGGAGGTACTCTTTTCCTCGAACTTTGAGCGCGGTTTGGTTGGGGAACCCATTTTCCTGGAAGGTAATGGGGTTGCACGGCTTATAGACGAAGCCCTCACCACCCTTAGCGCAGTAGTTTTCCCAAGCGGTTGCGGACAAGTCACAGAAGAACTCGTCATTGGTATCCACACGTACAGTTTTAACTGGCTTGAGGATGTCGCCTTCTAGACCACGCAGTACCGTGCAATACTGTTCCCACATATCCTGGTAGAAGCCCAACTTGATGTTATTGAATGGGTTTCTGTTGATTCGACCGTCACGATACCATACGTCGCCTGTAGCTAGTACATGGAAGGGGTGGACAGTAACAGGGCGTTTTTCCGTATAATTTCGGAGAGAAGCTAGAAAGGCGGCAGACCTAGTATACTCTGCTTCTGTTCCGAATCGATTACGCCAGATAAGCGAAGCCTCACCGGGCAGCTGGAAGTCACGTTCGATCAGCGAATCCGCCTTATAAGACCAAGGTAGAATCTCTGCGTCCAACATGATGAAATCCGACTTCATCTTAGGGACGAGGTCACGGTAGATAGCGTCTAGCTCAGGGGCACCACGGTCGAAAAACCGTACCCCAGACCTGGAGTTTACCGTTACAGCATGCTCGAAGCCTAGCTCCTGAGCAGCCTCAGGATTCTTGAAGCACAGAACGTAGCCGCGACTTCCCATCAACTTTTGTTGCTCGATAACGTAGCGAATTCCACGCTCTCGGAAATACTTGAACGCGGTGTTTGGGTGCTCTAGGCAAGTATCGCCCTCCGTATAATCAACCGGAGGTAGAGTCGGACCAAGATAGAAAATCTCATTGGCGTTAGCCAGGAAAGCGCTGGTTTTCACACCTTCAGCGAGGTCCTTTCCAGAAACGATTAGATTGGTGTGCTGGTAATACAAAGTATCGTACATGATACTGGTGAATGGGTTGGATTCCTCTGCGTCAGCCTTCCGCTTAGCCCTAATGAAGAAAGACGGCTGAAGGAGTCGAGGGTCTACGTCCTCAGAGAACTGTCGGATAAGCTCTTTGCTCTCATCTTCCGAGAGACCGCGCTTCGCAATTACTGAAGCAAGGTAACTTTGTGGCTCGACGATAGGAAGCAAATCTACGTCATAGCGATCAGTAAGAGGGGCCACGATCTCAGCCAGGAAGGATTCCAGGTCGTACTCGATGCGGTGGTCCTTATGCCGGAACTCACCTGCGGGAATACCGTAGATAGTATTGTAACCCACATTCGGGACAGTAATGAGGATGTTTTTAGCGTTAGTTTGCTTCAGTAGGCTAAGTACTGAGGCGCGGTCCGTTTGGTGCAAGTGCTCCAGAATTTCTGTAGCAATGACCACATCGGCATTCATAGCCTCACGGTGCCAGCGTTTCGGGTATGCAATATTCTCGACGATAGCCCAAGCGTTGTCCTTAGACAACTTCTCTTTTCGCATGTACTTTTTGAGACGAGAAATCTTCCTCTCATCTGCATCCACGCTGAGAACCTTCAGTTCGTTGGGGAACCGAGAGAGCAGCTCCATAGTGAGCTTACCTTCAGAGGTACCCACATCGACAACCTTGTAGAAGTCCCTATCTTCAGTAATTTCAGAAAAGATAGTTTTGACAGTGGCCAGCAGCACGTCATGTCGTGCATGGTGGAGTGTATACTTTTGCTCCACATCTTTAGAGTCCTGGCTATTCTCACGAGAGACCGTTTCCTCATTCGTAGTCCCGTCTTCGAACTGCTTTACCAAGCTGGCCATGTGCTTGGTTAGCTTTTTAACGATCATGTCTTTATGGGAGCAGCCGTTAATCCATGAGGACGAAAGGCGGACATACTTATCAACCTGCTCGTTAGTAATATGCGTGTTCCAGGCGAATTTCGCGGTGAACGCAAGGCTCACGATATAGATCTTCTGGAGGAACTCAGACACTGACATGTCTTCGAGTGTATTGAATGTATACACTTCTACGAACTCTACGGTATCTACCGGAGAGGGCGCCGTTGGCGTTGCTTGGATCTTAAGACTCTCTAGCGCTTCCACAAACGCTTTACTCATCTTAGGGAAGGGGCCAAGCTCCGCTTGCTGCGCAGTCTTCAGCTCGAATTTCTCTTGTGGGAACGTACTTTTGCTTCCGTTCTGCCCAAAGAGCGCAGAACGCAGGCATTCCGAGAGGCCACGGAGATTGAAAGGACAGACAATCCAAGGCTCGGGACGCACGTATGCAGCCTCGTTCCTCTCCTTCATCGACTGGGTAAAGACCAGCAAATCGTTCTTTACCAGCAGGCGGTATTCGGTATCGGAGCTAAACGAGCCGGTGACCGTGCGCCCAGTTTCGTACGTCTTCTCGTACACAGAGCCAGGACGTTTGCAGAGAATCCAGGACAGATCGGGATTATTACTGATGAGCTTGAAAAACATTGTGACCTCTGCCGACTGTTATACACGGAGCCGGTGAGTAATTCAAGCGTTTGTATCAGTAACTGGCAGGACCTGCATACCGTTGACACTGACGGACAGTACCTCGGACGTGGTTAACGTCTTGTACTTATTGGAGCTTACCTGAAGAGCCACTTCCATAGCTCCCCCGATAGCAAAATGTGCCGGGCTGATGATGGACGCGCCGGGAGTGATAGTTGTTCCGATAAGCCGACTATCAGCGTAAGGACCCGCATACTTTTTGTTAGTGCTGCTGACCTCTACTGCATGAGACTTATCGGAAATCTCGGTGATTTTGAAAGTATACGTAGAGTGTTTTGTACGCACGTCAACCACATCATTAAGTGATAAGTCGTAGATGCGGATGCGGCCTAGGGCGTTTTGGTTGTCCATCTTGGATTTGACTAGTGGATGAATCCCGTGATTGTTGTCCGTCATTGGTATCCTCTTTGGTTCGAAACTCGAAATCCGCTCCTAAGGCCCTGGCTAGTTTACCGATGATCTCTTCCTCGTAGTCGCAGGTAGAATCGCCAACGAGTACGCCGTCAACAAATACTCGGATAATTTCTTCACCAAAATACTCGGAGTTCTCCATCTCAACTCGAACAGTAGTCATAGTATTCCTTCGCGGTCAGTACGCAGGCGCATGAATACAGCATTACGAGCAGAAGCCACCGGCCCAGTTTTGGAGTTGGTTTCGTCTTGGGCTTCCATTTCAACAATAGCCCCCAGTAGCTCTTCCTTGTTCGCTGTGATGTGATCACGATCGTCGTCGGTCATACCCTGACCGCACTTGTAGCGTTTTCCTTCAGCATCTTCTACAACTAGCGCGCCTACTTTACCCTCATTACGCCCTGTACCTGGCTCATATCCTATTATTTTACCGTCGATTGTATGCACAGGTTTAATCTTGGCCCAGAAATGACTGCGGTCATTAAACAAGTACCAGCCGTCCTCGTCTTTCGCTATAGACCCTTCTTTGCCTGCTTTACGATGTTTGGCGTGTAAATCCATCGCCTCTTCTTCCGAGGCCACAAGAACACTTTCAATCAACTTTAGGTTTTCACCCTCTTTGCCTGCCAGGAAACCTTCTAGCTGAGCGCGGCGTTGTTTGAAGGGCACGCGATAAATTTCGCCGTCAACTTGGTTGAGATCGATGTAGTCGAATGCGATGAAAGATATGTTTGCTAGGTTTGCTCGATCCTCATCGTTCATCTTCTTCTTTTTGACGACACCGGTACCGTTCCAGCTATCTTTCAGTATTTCACCATCCACTATGCAATCATCAAAGCCGCGGTCCAAAATCTGATCAGCCACGTGGGTTAGATTTGTAGTATACGGCTCAGATTTACCCTGGCGACTATAGAATGTGACTTTTCCGTCAACAACCATGGCCTTCAGTCGGTACCCGTCCTCTTTAGGCTCCATATAGTATCTTTTGAACATGTATTTGCTGCGATGCTTTTCCCATTTATCCGCCAGCATCACCCCAAGGAAGCCATAAGAATTATTCTGTGTAGCTGAAGAGCCCCAGAACTCTTTGCCGAATACTTTGGTAATGGTAGATTTAGTGCAGCCGATACGAAGATCGTGCGACATCACTCGGTGATACCATTTACCCTCCCGAAGGTCGCAGCATAGGAAAAAGCTTTTGACTTCCTGCTCTGCAGCTCCTCCCGTAACTTCTCGGGCTTTCAAGCGATCCAGGAGTGCAGAGAACTTCTCCAGAATTTTCTCCTGGAGTGCGTCACCCTCTGGAGACATAACCGTGTGGACCTCTGAGGCATCTAGATGGACGTAGTATTTATCTCCACTGTAGGCCCAGAAGAGGATCTTCTTCAGAGCCCCATTATCTTTGGCAGCCTCTAGCAAGGCGATTTTATCATTACGTCCAGACGTCTTTTCGAGTTGTTCCAGTACATCAAATGCGCGCGTAACTTGGTTGGATCCGTACATTTCAGCCTCTCAGAACTATGCTTTGTTACACACATTTACAGTGCATTCATGCAAGTTACTGACCTGAAAGTGCCTTAAATAAAAATGCCGAGAAGCTAGCCTGCTTCTCGGCAACCGTTTGTTTTGCCTTTTATAGGGCTGACTACTGTATGCGACACGCGAACGACATTTAAGCCCAACTCTTAGATTTATAACCAACGCCTTACTGTTAGGCCATCCTGATGCTCAATCGCTAAATCATCGATATAACTTAGAAACTCAGCATCAGGAGGTGAAATTGCACCACCATCTTTGGTCGAGGGATATTGGGCGATAGAGATCGCGTTTAGTAGCCTTTCTGAGCTTAGGAGTAATAGTTTTAGTGATTGTTTTGCTGCGTCTGCCAGTTTCGCCACCCCCTGACAAAAGGCTCTATTTAGGAGCCCTTTGTCAGGGAGGCAGGACTCGAACCTGCACGGAGTTACCCACAAAACAAGATCGTCATATTGACGTTGAGACTAAGGTTTAGCTTGTCTCCTACCCCTCACAACATGTGAAGGGCGAAATCTTAGCTGTATTTACAGCTTGTGTGCGTGTTGCTTTAGAAAAGAGATCATGCGGTCAGCAGTCATATCGAACTCCGCATATCTGGACGCCACCTTTTCAGCTTCTTCTTGATTCATAATATGGTCTAGATATCCACGGCCGAAGTCAGCCAGTTTAGCCTTCCAGGCTATTACGCGTCTACTAAAACATTCCTCGGATTCGCGAGGATATCTATAGTCGCCTCTGTAGGGTTCGTCCAGATGAGCGGCTTCGAAGGAATCGCATCCGCCGCAGCTACCAAATTCGTAATGAACCCATCCGCGTTTTCCTTCAAATTCTACTAGCGCCCAAGACTCGCCCTGATAGCTTCCGAATTTTTCATGTTCGATTACACAAGCCCCGGCAGCCTCCATAGCTTGACAGTAACTCATGTTCAGTTACCTAGGACGAATCCGAATAGAACCTTGGAGACTTCCTGCTTCTTCACATCGACCGAGTTGGCCTGCTCGCGAGCAAAAAGCACAGCATTCTTCAGCTTACGAACGCGGCCAAGAAGCGCCTCCTTTTTGGAGATAGAAAGAGCCCCAGAGTAGCGGATCTGCTCAAACTTACCAGTAACCTCATCTTCGTGGTACACATCGACTTGGGCCGGATGCTTATCTGTAGCTGCCGCTCGTACGTGGTTTTTCATCACCTTCTTGCTGCGGTTTTGCCAGGTCTTATCCGTGGCGTAGCACTGCTGGTTATCGTCGAACGACCACTTCTGCGACGCGTCTAGCGTCGGAAGTTTAGTAATGAAGGTCTCAACATCGTTGAGCTGCTTCTCCAGGAAAAGAAGGTAGGTAACAGGAACATGGCTAACCAGGACCTGGTTATCAACCACGATGTCAGCAAAAGCATTGCTGCTATTAGTATAGTCCTTAGTCGCTGTCACATCCCAGAGGGGAGCAAGAGCATCGGCAAACTGCTTAAGCACATCGTCAGACTTCAACTGTACATGCTGGCGTTCATCTGGTAGGGTTTCACCGCCTTCAACAGATGGCGTATACGTACGAACGCGACCCTCATAAAGCTCCGGCTTCTGCGACTTCTGGTGAAGTGCGCTCACTGCCTCGTGGCTCTTATTCTTTTCGCCCTTTTCAATCGCCAGAATCTGATTTAGTTTTGTCATGATATTAAGTCTCCTTTTTAGATTGTGTTAGACTGTATACGTAACTCTTACTTTGTGCGTGTCAAGAGGCTTTCGCTCTCTTTTTCTTAGTTGTACCAGGAACTGCAGTAAACTCCAGTTGTTGCCCCGGCACCGCGTTCAGATTTGCTACTATAAACTCGAAGTCGTCCTGGTTTATTGCGTACGATGTGATGATTTTTGCACGATCCTCACTATTGACCACAAAACCGTAGAAAGCACGCCATAGTTCTTCTGAAGCCTTGTCTGTCTCGATGGCCTTCTCTAGCTCCGCCAATACTTTCACGTTTACGCCAACCGCCAAGGCAGGCTTACGGGCTGAGGATACCCATGCCTTCTTGTTGATTTGCTTCGTGATGTACTTACAGGCGGCTATTACGAAATCTTTGGAGTCTGTCTGAAGCTCTTTATATGAAGCAGTTACTGCCTGTATAAGTTCTTTGAAAGTAATGCCTTTGGTCAGCTCTCCGTTGACTGCTAGCGCCTTTTCTGTTACTGTGAACGTCTCTTTCTCGTCATTACTGAGTAGTGAATTAAACTCTTCTGGGGTGACAATGCGCTTTGTCCAACCTATCGTAGCATCACCAGTTACGTCTGGCAGCTTTGTCCCTTCGATTTGGCACAGCACGGAGGGGTCTTCGAATAGTACGAAGCTCTCTACTTCTCCTTCGCCCATCTTTTGCAGTTCAGGCAAATCACGAACGGACTTGAGGAACACCACAGGTTTCCTCCCATCCTTCTGCTGTAGGAAAATGCGGAAGTCCGAGGCTGTAGATCGGTCGTGGTAGAACACTCGGTATTTTTCCCGGTCCACGGTAATAACAGCAACTCCAGGTGATGTAAACGCTAGTCCAATAAGTTTCGCCATAAATGCTCCGAATATATTATCTGTACAGTCTGGATGTGTGGTTTTCTTTCTCAACCCTCCAGATCTGATCATACTTTTTGATTTTCTGCTGGTCTGTACTGTGGGACGTCAGGAAGATACTAGGGACCTTCAGGTCTTGTAATATTTCATAGCAAGCTTCACGTCCTGCAGGGTCTAGGTCTTTATCCGCCTCATCTAGCATAAGTATATTGCTGTTTTTGGTGCCCATCTTAGCGAAGGCGAAAAAGATAGCTAACGCTACACGCTTTGCTTCGCCACCACTCACCATGTACAGCGGTATTTGTTGCTCACCTTTATCCAGGAACAAATCAAACTCGTTTTCGTCTTCTGGAGTGTATACTTTGACATTACCTGCCGGGAACAGCTGGCTTATGTAGTGAGGTAGAACACCAGTAAGCATGTTCGTAGCTTCGCTTAGCTTGCTAGCTTTGATCTTGTTGATTGTGACGTTTACAACTTCAAGGATGCGCTTGCGCCTCTTTTCTTCGCTGTTTTTCGCCAAAATACGTTCAATGTCTGCAACCTGTTTTAGATAATTCTGTCTTTGCCCAAGTAGCCTGGCCGCTTCCACTGCAGACTCGTTTGCTTCTGTAAACTGTTGTTCCACAATACCCAGCTCGGATTGTGCAAGGCTGAGCGCGTGCATGTCGAATTTTGTCTGCCCGTTCTGCAGCAGCCATTCTCGTGCTTGTTTCACCACGTTAGCCCGGTTATTACTGGCAGTGATAGCCTCTTTGATTTGGAACTCAGGCACATTGATAGTTGGATCTCGTTCGATCTCCAGAGTAGCAAGACGGTCCTGCAGCGCAGTAACCTTAACCAGGTCATCCGCCAGTTTTTGCAGGCTTTGTTTAGTTGCGCGGAGTGTTTGCACCTCCGTAACTACAGTTTGGTAGTCTCCGTCAGGGAGACTGCCAATCTCGTATTCGAGAAGCATTGCCTGCTCTTTGGCCGTAGATAGCTTCTGTAACTCTGCAACCTGTCTAAGTATTTCGTTTACCGCATCTTGCAGCTGTGCGTGGTCATGCTGCCTTGTGGACAGCATCTGTTGGTGCTCTTCTTCTGTAATTGGACGTAGGCAGGTAGGGCACTTCGTACCTTTGAACGATAGCTTACTGATCTCCGACGCCAAGGTATTTAGGCTGGCAGTATAGGTTTTAGCTTCTAGTTGCGCCTGCATCAGTTCCATGCTGATTTCTTTCAGGCTCTTATCAGATTTCGGCAACCTAGCTAGTTCGCCCTCTTTGCTTTGTCTGATTCTCAGTTTCTCCGCTAGTTCGGTTGCTTTAGTGATATTTTGTTCGTGTTCTACGACCTGTTGCCTGATCTCTTGGTAGGATTGATTTGTGCTGATACCCAACTGCTCCAGCTGCTTAGTAATAGTAGACAGTTCGGTGAGCCGCTGCAGTTCTTTACTTAGAGCCTGTACCTGGTTTGCGCATAATGCCAGCTCGGTCTGCATAGCCTGTGTAGTAAATGTGACATTCAGCCCGGCGACTTTGAACTCCCATTCTTTGCCTTGCTCCTCTACGAGCTTCGCCTTCTTTTGTTGCTCTACTATAAAACGCAAATCAATAATTCGTTGCTGTAGCTCTAGACGTCTCTGATCGGCAGCGGTTTTATTATCCTGGATGATGTTTTCCGGTAGCATCGCCGCCAGCTGTTGTTGTACACTCTCCAGTAGATCAAGCAGTTCCGCCTCGTTAGGTATTACTATACCATTCAGAGTCTTCTGCGATACCTTGTATACTAGGTCGATCGACTCCAGCCCAAAGTACATAGACAGGAACTTCTTTTTCTGGCTTGGTGTTCCATGTACCAATGCGTGGGAGTACTGCTGTGACAAGTACATCTGTCCGTAGAACTCATCCGGTGTGAACCCCAGCTTTCGCAGCACGGTAGCCTGGACGTCATCTAGGCGGGTAGTCGGAGTTTTGTCTTCACCATCCTCCCAAATTTCGATACGCGTGCCTCTGTCTTTGTGCGCACGATAATTATCGATTTCGTATTCAATACCTTTGTGATCGAAGATCAGCTGCGTATGAAAATTGTGAGGATACTTCAGGTTAAGCAGCTCGTTTTTGACTACCGATGCGTTACCTGACTTTTTACCGGTTCTGCCTGTAGCTGTATACGCGAGCAGATCGAATAACGTGCTTTTGCCAGAGCCGTTAGACCCACCTTCATCCTTATTGACACCCTGGATCAGTACAAGGCCCTGGTTGTCCAGGGGCATATCAGCTTCCGTTATGCATCCACCGTTCCGGATTGTGAAGTTTTTGAAACGAATCATTCGTCAACCTGTCCCACTTGACTGATAATATTGTCTATCTCACGCCTAGCTATAGCCAGGTCATCACCTTCGAGGGTTTGCGACACACCCTCCACGATAAGCTGGTGTAAGCTGAGACCGTTTTTCAGGTCTAGAATGGGCTCGAAATCGGGTTTTTCATACTCTACCTTCACGACGTTCTCAGGTTTAGCTACGCCCAGCGCTTCTGTTTTGCTGGTTACTACTTTTACGTAACAGTCTTCAGGCACGTCATCGAAGCTGGTGGCTTTCACCATCTGTTTTGAAGCTACTGGCTCGAAGACAGGATTATCTGGGTCGTCGGTGTCTACAATTAGGACACCCTTAGGCCACTGGTCTCCAAACTTAATCTGTAAAGGAGCACCGCAGTAGAATGTCCTAGGAGCCATCTTTTGTCGAATGTGGATGTCCCCTAGAGCTACGTACGTAACATCGAAATCTTGAGCATCCTCACCGTCGTAATCCAGTTTCGGTACATCCACTCCGCCTTTAATGCGCCAGTTCGTATCGCTGATGGATCCTTTGATGGTCTCGTGGACCACGACCACCACGTTTTTATATTTGAGAGATATTGAGGCATCTTTTGCGTCGTTGATCGCTCGTGCGCAGTCCTCTTTGAACTTACGAGGCGTATGACAGACCAGGATGAATAGTGTATCGTCAATAACCCTATACGTAGTTCTCTCTACTATTGTAGAATTAATAAACTTACCTTGGTCGTGTAATAGGGCCAGGTAGTGAATTGCTGTATACCCAGTCATATCCGACATGTCATGGTTGCCGGGTATCGCCAGGATATTGAATCCAGCCTGGTCATATCCAATTAATTTTCTCTGAACAAGATCGCGCTCTTCTTTTGAAGGCACATCTTCGTCGAAAATATCCCCAGCGATCACTATGGTTGTGATATTATGGCGTCGAGCAACATCAAAGATGCCGTCGATTACTTTACTTTGACGTTCCAGGTAATCCGGGAGGGCTTTGCTGGCGCCAATGTGGAGATCTGACGTATGTAGGAATTTCATAGGTTATTGTTCAGGTCTTACAGATGCCTTCAGCGCTTAGGTAGTCTAGGATCTGTACAGCAGCTTTCTCTCGGTCTAGGAATGTCTTCTGATCCCTGTCCCCGAATACTAGGTATCTCTGATTGGCTCGTTCCCAGAGTCGTAGCGAGCTGATACCTATACGTCCTGTAGCTAGATGCAACTTGAATTTAGTTAGCACCACAGGGTGCTTTTTACACATCAGGATCAGTCCGTACCAGGAAGCCACGCCGTCATGAATCTGCAGACGTTGAAGGTTCAGCATTACAAACAGGCTTCGCTGTCGTAGCTGATCCAGAATCATTTCGTATAACTTCTCGTCGATGAGGTTGATTCCCAAGGATTGCGCTAGAAAGTTTGCGACAGGCAGAATGTATTTCATTTCTGCCTGTTTCACCTGAATTGGAATATCCGGATAATCTTCTGGCCTACGCATTTCGAAGCGGGGGTTATCATCAGGCCCAAAGGTAGGGTCGTCAGCATCCTTTCCGTATTTGATAGGGTTGCCGTCTACATCCACAATTGTAGATTTATCAATCGGACCCTCTTGCGCTAGAGGCTTTTTAAAGTCCACACCGTCAGGTAATTTGTTGATCATCTGTGACCTTTTCTCCGCACCTTTGGCATGTATTGGTTTCTTCTGCGCATTTTAGACAAAATGCTGGTATGCCATAATCTGGGTGTCTATTGTTTTCTTTGCACTTTTTGCACGTGTAACTTCGGAAGGCTCGTGCCACGAGCCTTACTTTTCGCGCGCAGGGCTCACATTCCAGTATCCCTTTACGTTTAGTCATCTACGTATTCTAGCTGAGGGAGCAGTTGCTCTTTTGCGTAGCGTTTCGCAGCAGACAACAGCTCTTCAAAGTCAAGACACTGGAACATTTCTAGCCTATTCCGAATTCTGCGACTACAATTTACGATAGTTGCTCCACGTCCCTTTACGCAGGAGGCGTTAATGGTGAAAACAATCTCCCCGTTGAATAACATCACTAAAGGCTGCCAGGTCGCTTGTTTATCTGTTTGCCTCCACCTTGTGCACCCGATGGTAGTGCTTATCGGTAGATCTTCATCACACTCTGTGTCAGGAACTTCCAATACTTCGAGCATGGCGGTTTCTACCTGCTCCGCTTGCGTATGGATTTTAGCGATTTCTCGCTCCCACCACCAGACTTCCATATCTATTACGTTGTTCACTGTGGGCTGCCTTGTATTTCGTGGTAACCGTGGTACGTGATAAGGAACACACGTGTCAGCGGGCAGCGCTCTTTAGCTGCGTAGGCGAGGTACTCGTCATTTTCCAGGTAATAGATTTTACGTTCTTCCATATGTTCTATAACGATGTCTACAAACCTGCTCATCTTCTCGACGTAGGCGTCTGTGGTGCTTTTTGCACCTCTCATGTTTATTTCGTCGATACGTAATCCGGCATTAGCTAACCACAACTTTGTCCTTTTGTGGTAGTTGACTCGCACGCCCTCATGGTTTGTATACCGTGAGGGACGTGCTGTCAGTGCCGCCATGATTGGTTTCATGCCGCTATCGTTGTTTCGTAGCAATTCTTCAATGAGATCCAGGCCTGGTTTATTCACGTTATCTTCGTCGGAATGTTCGAAAAAGCTAACAAGATCTCCTTCTTTTAAGAACTTGTGCCTGTGTCTATCATCAGCCACTGTGCCGTCTATATCAGTAATGATTAGCATGAGGATAATCCCCATACTGCTACTGTTGCTAATAAGCACAGCCCTAGTAGGGCCTTATTGAAGTCTTTGCTACTGTTTTCCATAGTTACTCTAGTAAGGCAGCCTGCTGCATTTCGTCCTCAGGAGCTTCCGTAACATCCACATAACCCGTTCCGGCGTCTTCTTCGTCGACCTTGTACATCTCTTCTAGGTTAGTGGATTTGAAATAAAGTTCGAAGGCTTCACCGGCTTCGATCTGTAAACGCAAATGCTGGCGGAAAATATTCTTGTGGCATAGCTCCATTAGAGGATCTTTGCGCAACTTTTGCTGGTGCCAGGGAGTTTCAGGCAAGTTTAGTGTGTAATAACCACCACCCCCCACGCTGACCTGGCCCGTCATTTGTAGATACCCGAGGCTGTCATATCCACGATCGATACCGTGACCGTGAGCTACTGCCACGGTATCCTTTAGTTCTAGGAAAGGCACGAACTGACGATTTTTAATAGTACGTAGGTTAATGAAGCGCAGCTGCCTTCCGCGCTCAATTACAGGTTTACCTACAGCTTGAATGCGCATCGCCAAGCTTGGATAGAACTTGACGGCCTGGCCACCAGGCTGGTATTCTGGGTTTCCGTACATGACTCCAGGCTTTTCTCGCGTTTGGTTGATGGCTAACAGCGAAGCGTTTTTACGGCCGAGTTTTGCCTGGATCTGCTGCAAGCCCTGGCTGTGCAGGCGAGCCTGTAATGCCATACCACCAGCTTCGTCATTTTCTTGTAATGTCTCTGGTAACATCGCAGCTAGGGAGTCAATAATGAATACAGCAGACGGTCTTGGACGACCGTCTACCCCGCCTTGGTAGTCGGGAAGGTTATCCAGCATTCGGCTGATGTGTCGATAGGTAGATTCGCCGGTCACAGGCTGGAAGTAGTTGAATAGTGGATTTCTCGAACCATCTGCAAGTCGAATTTTGACGCCTACAGCACCAAGATATTTTCCATCAGCACCGGCCTCGTGATCATATAGGAAAACAGGGATAGGACTTGTTCCTGGGCCTTCGCGCATGCAATTGCCTATGACATGGTAGGCCATTGTGCTCTTACCTGAGCCCTCCGCCCCGAAAGTATTAGTAATCTTTCCAGGCGGTAGACCACCACCTGTTAGCAAGTCTATACACAAAGACCCGAAGCTGATTGTTCCTGTTACAAAGTTTGCTCGGTCTAGGTTTACCGGAGGGTTGTCTAGGTCAGCTCCGATAGCTGCAGCTCGTCGAGCTAGTTCTATAGCATCTGTAGTTGGTTCCAGTAGTTTTGTTTTTTCTTCTTTTTTAGCCATGGTCTTCTGTTTCCTCAAGGACTGTTGGGTCTGTTTGATTTGTTTGTGTTTTGCTAATTACTATTTGGCCTTCTGTATCGAAGGAGATAAAATTCCACCACGTGCACGCAGTGCATTTGACGTAGGGGTTGCATTTTTTGTGGTCCATTGCTCCTTTAAGCTGTCCTTTGCAGCTTGGGCATTTTGTTGGGTATGGCAGAGTATATTTCCGTTTTCCTAGCTGAAGAGATCGCAGCCAGGTCTGGTATGCTTTTACCGTTTCGGTGTACTCAGCACGACCGCTAATAATGTCTTCCAGGTCTTCTTCTATCTGAGCGCAAAATACAGGGTCTATGAGGTCAACAACACATTTTTCAATGATGGTGTAAATCATCTCTCCACGGGCAGTTAGTGTAAGCTCCCCGTTATCTTGTTCCTGCACGAATATATTATCGATTAGGTTCTCAATAACTTCTACGTACAGGTGTGGCCGTCCTATAGCGTTCTCGTCCATCCATTTTATGGCGCTAGCTACCGTATGCCTGGCTGGGGGTTGTGTACTCTCCTCACGTACGGTCATTTCCCTGACTTTGTGTAAGGTTTTCTCTTCCAAAGTCTGTTTGTGGACAGGTGCGTTTAGTCCAGGTTTTTCTGGTGAAGACCCTTCAGCGTAGAAGATGACGTTATCCCCAACTAGGTAGTCTACTTCTTGTTTTCGTGTTACAGCAGGCTGTAGCTGTGTGCTTATTGTTCGATTCCATACCATTTCGTATAAGTCACGAGCTATTCTATCGCGTACTGGTAGGTCTTCAGGTTTCAGGAATCCTGTAGGTCGGATCACCTCCCCATAGCCGGGAGCGGAGTAGTTTTTGGTTACATCTGCTACTGCTAAACCTTGTGCTCTTGCATACACCCACAGGCGTTCAGCAAAACGTCTGTTCATAGCTACGCGGTTGGTCTTGTAGTAAGTGATAACTCCACTGTCGTATAGGAGACGAGCGGCCTGTAGGGTTTCACGAGGTTTCCAGCCGTGCTTCGCGCTCATTGTGCGCAGAATAGTGCTTGTAGTAAAAGGAGGTAGTATTTTTGAGACCTCAGACCTCTCAGCGTAGTCGTATTCCACAACCTCTTCGTCCAAGTATTCTCGGATTTTATCTATATGCCGTTTGGCTGCGTCCTCCGTTAGAAACGCGAGAGACCGTCCTGTGGCCTTGCCTTTGCATATATGCCCCTCTACATAGAAGCGTTTTTGTGGTGTGAAAGCTCTGCGTTCACGCTCACGTTTCACAATCTCACCAAGTACGGAAAAGGTATGAATATTGTAGTTTAGATTGTGTCCTTTACTATCTAATATCCTGCCTGCTCTCTTAATGAATGGTTTTAGCTCATCCATTACTAGTTTGTCTATTACGAGCCTAGCAAAGTGCGCTTTCGCTAGGTTTGAGTCTACGATATCCGCACCAGTAAGAGCTATTGTGAGATTAGTTAGGCAAAGTTCGTCGATTGCTATACGTCTTGACCTTGCATCGGAGTGCTTCAGTATCAAATCTTGTAACTGGTACGCCAATGCCTCTCCTTCGGCATCGAGGTCCGTGCAGATGTAAGCCTCGTCGGCTTTCATCAAGCTCTTCTTCAGGTTATGTATAGATTTGTCTATGCTCCAGACAGGGAAAAGGTTGTCGTCTAGCCAATGCTCTGTTTTGGCACAATCAAATACGTCTTTCGATACCTCGAAGAACTTCCAGTTTTTCCCAGAAAACTCTGAGACTAGCTGCTGCAGCCGCGCAGATTTAGCCGCGGACTCCGTAATGACGACTACTTTTTTGATGTCTGGTTGCTGAGCCATTAGTTATATTTTTCGGTCATGAGATCGGCTAGAAGCTGTTCTGAGGGTACGCCGATATGCTTCTTAGCTAGTTCTTTGTTTACAAACACTCGGCTTTGCGGTATACGAGTACACGCAAGCTCTTTGTGCTTTGCACTGTTTTCGTCGGCTTCCACGATACAAATTTTGTAGCCTAGTTGCTCTAACTTGACGCTATAAGCGCGAAAAGTCTGGCGAGCCCTTTTACACAAGGGGTCACCAGACTTTTCTAGTAGTATGAGGACTCGTTCTTCACGATTAATAGTCTCAATAGCCTTATCAGATGTAAGTTGTCTCATATGAGACCTTTTACACCCGAAAGGCTACTCTTGAGAGATTAAATCTCAGGAACGTTCGCTAGTTGCCTGCAAGCACTGTGGCTTGTGTGGGCACTTGATACAGTCCATTGTTCCAAGGAACCCGCCGAAGCATGCAGGACGGCTCGTCTGACCCTGATCTGCAGCAGGAGGCTTACCTAGACCGCCAGTTATAGTGGCTGGTGTAGAATCTTGATGCATCGGAAGCTGGACGTGAGCTGGAGCCTGCGTCGGCACTTCCTGTGGAGCCTGGAATCCGATAGGATTCTGCTTAGGCGGCATCTGACCTCCAGAGGGAGGCATCTGCGCGCCAGAGGGAGGCATCTGAGCACCGGAGGGCGGTGCATAATTCTGACCTTGTGCAGGACCTTCATTCTTGAAGAAACCCGCACGGATAAGGCTCTGACGGGCGTTGTTGGCGTCACCAGGAACGTAAATTTCATCGAACTCGAAAAGTTCCTTATTACGCTCTTCATCCGTAAGAGGAGCACGATCGCCTTTCTGGAAAGCCCAATCAAAACCCTTTTTACCCTGGATCGTGGTTTTTTGTATGTACAAGTCGCAGCCGTGGTCCGCGTTGGCTACGCTGGTAGGACGGCCCTGAACCATATTCAGGTTCTTTAGGTCTGTAATCTTTTTCATCGCGGTGGGTGGCAGTTCGAAACCTTTGATGTAGTTTTTCGCGCCATTACCTTGAGCCGAGCGGTCAATCACGTTGAACAAGTATTTAATTGCTGGCTTGATTCCAGCCTGGCATCCGGGGCATAGATGCGCTTTACTTGGGTCTACAGCCTCCAGGTCACTGGACCAGCCAAGGCAGTCAATGGGGAAGGTTGCTTCCTTATTATCTTTCGTGGTAATCTTTACCCAGTGCTGTGCGTAGCAGAAAATTCCGCCCACAATACGGAAGTTGTACCATTCACCGATTTTGGGCATCTCCGCCCACAGGATCTGGTCTTTCCACTTGATGTCAGTTGTTCTTGGATTGATATCGTCGAGGCTTTTCATGATGTGTTTCCTTTTGTTGATGGGCGATGCGGCGGTAGCCAATGTGCCCGAGTATTAAGAATGGATCAGAACACCTTTTACAGGAGTCGCTTTGGAAGTAGCTTGCTGTTGGCGAAGCTTTTCTGCTGCAACTTTATCCTGATCGATATTTTGACCTATATGATCAATTAACCCGTACTGGAGGCAAATTAGCCGTCTAAGACGCTGAGGAATCCTGTCAAGAAGATTTTTTACGCTTTTTTCGTCTTGTTCTTCTATTGAGGTCTGTTCCTCAAGTGCCAAAGTCTCTTCGTAAGCCGTAAGCGAATCCTCTACTATGAGAGGCTCGTCAGCGCAGCCGGAAGCGACCGCCATAAGAGTAAAACCCTCGGAACTCAAATGGTATTCGAGAGATTTTACCTGGCTGGTTTTAATACTATTGTAAATACTTTCTACGTGCGATTCCGCGTATCCTGCCGCTTTTGCTAGCTCTTCGAAGCTAACCGGGCCATTAACGCTTTCTAGCTTCTGTCGTACAGCTTCTAGTTTTGCATAGTGTTGCCATGTATTACTAGAGACCTTTATGACGTTAGCCTCTTCTTTCATGCAGAACAACATACGTTGGCGAATCCACCATTTGGCGTATCCTGGGAAGCGTGCATTACTAATATGATCGTAGGAGGATATAGCACGGAGCAGCCCCAAATTTCCGTTCTGGTAGCTGTCTAGGATGTAATCAGAGGATACGGATTGTCCCCTTGCCATTTTAAGAACAACTCTGGCATAAGCTTTACTTATGCGATTGTATATCGAGCGGATGGCTTCCATTCGTCGTGCTACGAAAGTGATGGTTCCGTAACTTGTAGAGGGGTCCAGTTCGTTGATCCGTTCGCTCTTTCGTACTTCTTTGCGTAGACTCAACTCTTTATTGACATCGTTTTGTAGTACCGATTTCGTATACTCGTTGACTAGGTCTGGGTAGCCTCTAACGGCATTAAGCCACTCAATTATTACTGTCTCAAAGACCATTCTAGATATAGGTGTAGTTACAACGATCTCTGACTGTTTTTGTAGGTCATTTTGCGCCATCGCCTGCATAAGGTCCATGCAGCGACATAGCATGTCTTCCTGTTGTTGAGGCTTATCAGCTACGGTGTCTACCAAGTCGTCTTTTGTATTGTAATCAACACTTCGCGTGAATATAGCCTTGTTGCGATCAATATTAGCGGCCACCTCTGCGCCTAGGTCAATTATTGCAAACTGGACTATTGTATTTTCCTGCACAAGGGTGTGCAGACACTCCTTCAGCAATTTATGTGCTTTAGCGAACAGCGGAAACAGCTCTTCTTGTTTGAGGGTTTCCGCTGCATTAGCTTTCGTTAATTCGTCGAAATGAGACAATTTGTCACCTGTTTCGCTTGAGTTTGTCGCTGATTGCAGTCTTTGCCTGCTCTGCTGCTTTTTGCGTTGTATCTGCCGCTAGAGCCAGTTTCGCCAAGTAGGTCAGGTGTGGGCATAACCCTGGCAAGAACTTAGGATTAGCTTTTACAGGCATTTTTGGGTCTGCGTTCTCTAGTTTCGCGGACCCGCGAGCGGCAAGGGCAACCTCTAGTTTGTATTTGAAGTGATCGCAGGTGCAAGACACCATACAATGAGACCCAGGGCCTATGGTTTTGTCGTAGCAGCGAATTATTGCTCGACGTTGGCCGCTGTTTCCGTTGATTATTCCAACAAACTTTATGTGTTCTCCTTTGTCATTCTTGTCGCTGGATTTTTTGAACGAATCGGCTCTGTAGCGGCTAGAACTTCGAAGGAACTCAGGGTCAGTCGCCTTCAGCATCGTACCTAAGGTAAGCATGGCAATTCCTGTCTTTTGTGCTAGCTAAAATTGATGAAGCCGATCTTTTGGAGGGTATCCAGGACCGATCGTAGCTTTCTAAAAGCTAGTTTATTTGTCTGCGTAGCTAGCGCATTTTGTAGCTGTGGCGCAGGGGTACTGATTACAGCATTTGCTAATGTTTCCGCTAGCAGGACAAGAAGCGGGCCTCGCGTTAGTTGCAGTTCTTGCCCCAAGCGAGTCAGTAGTTTTTCTTGCTCTATAGCGCTCCGAGTATACCGGCTGTGCATATTGGAAAGTCGTAAATTAGTGGGTCTTCAGGACACAAATAGCGAAGACTATCTGTGATGTCCTCTGCAACTTTCCAGGTACTTCCGCTCTTATTTGTGAGACCTAGATTTCTACTTATCCTGGCCACGTGCGTATCTAACGGGATGACAAGAGCACTTGTCGGAATACCTGTCCAGTTGCCTACGTCGATAGCGTCCTTTCGGACCATCCATCGGAGGAACATATTTAACCGTTTACATGCACTGCCGTCTTTTGGGCTAGGAATGAGGTAGAAAAAACCAGCAGACTTGTCGTCTACCAGATCGCGCAGGTATTCTACCAAGTTGGCTGCCGCATCATATACGTTTCCGGTCTCGTCGTATACATCACGAAAGACTGTCTCTAGCGTCCATCCGCACTTGTACATCACGCGGAGCGCCAGCAGCAGGCTGCATACATCTTTAGCCGAGTTGAATCGGTAGCGGAACCAGTCCAGTTTGGTTTCCCACGTTGCAGGGTCGGTATCTAGTAGATAGTCAACAGGGCGTTTTCCTAGCTGCTTCAATAGTCTTGCTACGACAGGTCTGAAAACATCCTGTTTTCCGTAAGAGAGCGTTGATACAATAAAGGCTGCAGCTTCCTGGTCTCTTTTATTTTTGTAGTTATACAGCAGCCCTATGGGATCTTTATCCCTAGCGTGCTCTTTTAGCACCTCAGACTGGGAAAGAAGCCGATCTAGTTTTTCTTTGATTTGTTTGATTTCTTCGTTTTGTAGCTTCATGCTTTTGGCGGCGGTGGTGGAAGCGAACGATTGCGTAGCATACGGTGGCTGAGGAGGAACATTTGCACATCGGCGAAAACCTGGTCTGTGATAATGTCACCTTCCATAATTTTATCTAGCTGCTTTTGCATTATTTTCCGCACGTATTTTTCTGGAGCATACATCCAATATGTTCGTCCTGTAAGCCCTCTAATAATGTCTTCGAAGGTATTCTTGTGCAGCTTGCCGTTCACCCAGATTTCTCCTGCGAGAGACATGGTGTAGCCACGGAACTCCCAGTATAATCGGAAGGGGCTAGGCAGCGGAAGAAATAGCAAAAACGCAGACGCACAGTAATACAAAGGTGTGTACAACGGACCTAACAGCGCTAGAAATCCAAATACTCCTAAAAGTTGAGGCAGCGCATATGTAAATAGGAACGTTTTATGCTTCCTGTTATCAGAGACATGAACGTATTCGTGCGCTAGCGTACAGATGAGATCTGTTTCGTCCCATCCCGTGCCGTCGTCATACACTCCAAATTGCTTTGGAAGGCATATTGTGTTCATGTACGTAGTAACTACGTATCTGTTGAAATCTGGCAGAGCTACGCCTAGAAGACGCATCCACCAAATTTCACTCTTGTATTGGAATTTTACGCCCCGCTCGGTCAGGAAATTCACAAAGAGCGCAACATTATTTCCTTTTGACCGCAGGTAATCGACAGCTTTCATAGTAGTACTCTCCGTAGAGTTGAACTCCGGAGGCGTACAAGTTATTTCAGAAGTCCTGAGGCATCAACGTATTTAGTAGCTGTGGTGACCATAGCTTTGACGCAATAGCTGTAGTACGACAACTATCGTATCTGCTACCTCTCACCCCCGGTACATCTGCCCAGCGCCCGTATTGTCTTGTTCCGAGGGTGCGAATTAGGGCCTGTGCGAAGTGCGTAGGATCCGGACTATCTCCCACCCTATCCAGTACGGTCTCCAGGCAGGATTTGGCAATTGCTGGTGCATTTGGTACAAAAGAGTGGTAGACGCACATGGCTAAATCTACCGCCTCTGGCAGTTGGTGCACGTCAATTTTTTCTGGTGACTGAACGTCAGGAATAAATAGCCTATAAGCTTCCAGCTCAGTACTTAGTGCGCTCCGCACCAAGTATTCAATACTATGATCTATTTGGGCTTCGTGGGTGCGATCATCCGACAGCAGGTCATAAAATAACTGAGCCCACTTCTCTGCTTGTTGCCGTTGAGGGCCTGTTTTAGGTACCATCCCGTTTGGCGGTGTAAAGGTCGCACGTATAGCTTGGCCAGAAATAACGGAACCGTTCTTTAAGTCTCGTAGTTTACCGTCTTTAGCGATATACCAACCCTGCGCTTTGAAAGCGTCCCATAGCGGTTGTACCGGAGCGCCAGGTGTCATTTCTATGCGTCGTAGTAGGGAGAACAGCGGTCCCTGCTCCATAGTACGAGGAAATAGTGCAATCCAATGCATTGGACCACCAGACATGCCGCAGCCATCGTAGCCTTGGACAGTTCCCCAGAGAGGAGCCTCCAGTTGTGATGTTAGGTAAAATGCCCTATGCATATGTAGCTGAGCATCGGATCCAGAAGGCACGTTCACGGTCGTAGTGCCCGCAATTTTGATGCCAGCATATTTATCTTGGTATGTCAAGTAGGAAACTTTAGCCATACCAATAAATAAGATATTATGGGTCAGTATAGACCCTTAGGTCCTCCTCTATGAGGCTAGCCAGTTCGTCGTATAACTCTTCAAGTGTTTTGTTGTAGTCTTCCGCATCGATCGTATAGCTCCGCATGACAGGAGGAGCCATTGTGATGTGAAGCTTTCCTTCTTTGAAGACAATGCCGTTACTGCACTTCTCTCTGGGAGGGAAGCGATCATTGAGTTTTCTAAGAAATTCCAGTAGTTCCTTCCTTAGACTAGTCTCTGCAGTGGTCCTTATTGGACACTTTTAGACCTTCTTCTCGGGCCTCGATCAAGGCTTTAGCCTCTTGTTTTGTCAGTTTACGTTTGTTCCTGAGACCGCCATCCCGGTCACGACAAGCGCACATTCCACAACAGCCTTTGATTCTTTTCGGACGGGTATTTTTGTAATGCATGTATCTAGTGTCTTTCCACCAGCAGGCGCCACCTGCGCGCTGGTGATTGCACTATTTGTGTGTTTGTGTAGCATTACTCTTTCTCCTGTTTCGAAGCTAGCTGCTCTTTGATGATGTCTTTCTCGCTCCTGCGGCGGTGTCGTACCGTCATAGTTTTGGACACACGACGTCCTTCCTGGCCCTGGCGCTTCATGCAGTTGTAGCAGCAGGAGTTGCATTTGTGTTCGACGTAGTCACTCATCACCAACGTCCTCTTGGTTTTCGCTGTATTACGCGGCGAAGATCTTCGGCACCCTTCCGGAGGGCTTCCTCTACTTCTTCCGGTGTAATACATGGAGCGTTGGCGTACTCTTCCTCGGTCAGGGTCTCCAACATCGAATGGTCTAGGACGCGTTTACGTTGCGCGTCCCTATCCTCAGTTGTGTTATACTTTCGTGTCAAGTATTTCATTTAGTCTACTTTTACCCATAGTACGGTAGGAGGTTTTTTCAATACCCTCGCCGCCATTAATCTAGTATTTCCAGCCACTAGTATTAGTTTCCCTGCAAACTCTAGCACAATAGGCGCAGGCAAGCTCGTTCCTTTGTTCATGGCGTTAAGAATAGGTTCTAGCTCTTTACCGTACGTCTGTGCTAGCTGCTGCACTTGCTTTAGCGTCTTAACTTTATAGGAGTCAGTATTCTCTAGACGTTTCCAGTCTTTATCCACCAGCGGTCGAAGCTGCGCTTTACGACAAGCGTGGTACAGTGTGGCTAGTGGAATCTTTGTTTCTTGCGAGACTCTGGCGAACTCTTCTCGCTCTTCTTTGTACGCTGGCAGGATCCACAGACCCGCTAAGCGTGTTAGTCCTGCTACGATGCTGGATAGTTTTTCTATTGTCATACTCAGTATCTCGTCTTCTTACGTACAACGCCGAGTTTTGCATCAAAGTTTCCAGAGGCACCTTTAAAAGATGCCGCTGTAGTTTTGCCTATGACTACCCCGAGCGATCCCAGCGCCCTACTGGAAGAGCCCAAACCTGCCTTTAGAAAGTCGTCACGATATAACTGCAGGTATCTACTTGCCAGAATTACTGTTCGGAACATGTCGTCGTCACCAGCTTCTGGTTTGAGCACCTTTTTACCGGCTTCCCTCACGGTAGCCATCTGTAGCGCAAGATGGGTGTATGGTGCGTTTTTGAGCTGGTTTTGATTTGTAATATCTAGGTCTTCCAGGCTTTCGTGCTCCCACCTAGGCATCTTGTAGTTCTGACTGTTTATAATGTTGCGGAATTCCTGGAAATCTGCTGGTTTTGGGCTGTATTGCTCCGCCACGATTTTGAGGTCGCGAAGTCTTTGGATTTCACCTGTACTCTGCCAGCGGTCATACGCCACATATTTGATATTGAAGTGTTTGCACAGCTTCAGTACGATTTCGAACATCGTTGGAAAGTGGATGGATATTGTGGTATCGGTATCTTGGATTCTCTCTGGAGCCACAGATACTGTACCGTCTAGTACAAGTTTGACCTCTTGATCGTCCTTTTCCACATGGTGCAGAGATATGGCAAAGCAGTTGCCGCTTTCACCCGCGTCGCATGTGATAATACGCGCTGTTTGTTTGTCTGTATCGCATGAAACAACTTCTGCAGCAATAAATTTACCACTTCCAGCTTTGTCACTGATATACTTGGGTTTTGTCTGGAAAGCTGGCGTTTTGTTAGTTTTTGTGGAATAGATTGCTTGCTTGTTGGCAATGAATGGGCTGTCCGCGAGTGGAGGCTGTGCGCCAAAGTCGCGTAGAAAGATAATTGGTTTGTTGATTTCTTCGGACCTGAAGTCCTCTCGCTTGTATTGTGGTGAAGCCTCCCACGTAGCCCAGTGAAAGGATGCTTTTCGAGGGTCACGCTCAGCTTCTTTCAGCAAAGACATGATTTTATCGAACTGGGATCGTGGAGAGCTGATGTTCAGCATATATGCGGTTGGTACGTCGTAATCACCCTGAGCCCAGAGTTGATCTGTTTTATTGCGTACGGTACGTAGGCTGTTGGCCAGTGCGGTGTACGTCTCATCTGCGTTGGCTCGCACGGCGCTGTCTGCAGAGTTAAACCAGCCAAGCTCATCAATCGCACCTAGCAAACGAGTACGACCACGCAGAGTTTTCATATCAGCAGCCTGATAAGTAGCAGATATTTTTTTGTCTCCATACCAAACGAAAGAATCAAGTACCTTCACCAAGGTTCCAGGAGGTACGCCTTTCCTTTTCTCCTCATCACGGAGAGCCGCATGATAATTTACGAACCAGGGGGCTGATGTGACTTGGTTGTGGATTGCGGTCCATAGCGTTTCGTACGCCTGTTTGGCAGACACCGCCACCACTGTCATTTGAAGCATTGTTCCTGGCATTAAGCCTAGGTAACGTACAGGGTTCGGAATTTTCAGGTATCTGTGTAGGATATACGGCGTTAGTACGCCTCCGGTTAATGCTGTTTTACCTGCGCGTTGCCCAACACAGCTCACAAGTTCGTTTGGAAATATAGTGAATAGCTCTTTGCGATTACGTTTACACTTAGGGCAGATGCTGTATTCTAGTAGCTGTACTCGTTCCTGAAACTGTGAAATACTATCACCTACAGGCACGTCGGCTACGTAATCCGGGTCTGAGCATGCTGGGCAGTATTCTGCAAATAGTTTAACAGCTTGTTCTGCTTGTTTTGCGAACAAGGTGGTGGTGTTAAGGAACGTTGGTCCTACTGCGAATTCTATTACATTTTTGGCGCGAGGTAGTTCAACCTCTACCTCGAAAACATCAGGAGATAGGCCGCTATTGACTACACTATTGACTAAGTCGTCAATGTCTAGTAAATGTGCATTTTCTGATCGTTTAGACAAGCAATCCGCGCTTTCGGAGGATATGACCGAACTTGCGCCACACTTCTCCATGAGTAAAATTTAGAGTTTTAATGTCTTGTACCTTTATGAAGGATAGTCTGGTGTCAAGACCGACACGGCCTTCTGGCTTACATAGGGGATATTCGCCTTTGGATGTGAGCAGGTATGATTGATCGTCAGGGGCCACTACTATGGTTTTTCCGTCCCCACAATAGATGAGTACGTGCTTTTTCAGACGGAACGGCGCAGAGGCCGCATGCAGGCCATAGCTTTCAGGTTTGAAGATTTGGGTGAACCTAGCAGCTTGGTACCTCAATACTTTAGAGATTTGTTTAGCGTTAGCATGTGAGAGTACGAATATAGCAGTCATGTCAATCAGACCGTTTTTACCACGATGACAATGCACATTCATGTGATCTGTGTGTGGATCGAACTTGTAGCTTATTTCGACGCCGTCCATTTCCAGTTTGTGCCACAATCCGTCTTTTCGCTGCTCTGTGTTTACATGCGTACCTTTGCTGAAGCGAGCTACTTCTTCTGGTGGGTGGCCGTCCTTCAGTGGTATCGCGGTATTGAGGATAATTCCGTTCTCTCTGCGGAAGGCCACCATACCGTTGGCTTTAAGATCGCGAATAGCGTCACCTAGCGCTTTATCCGTATTTCCTCGTGGTGTTACCCAGAAGAATATGCCGTTTTTTGTGTTCTTAGTGTAGTACGGCACGGAGCCTGGTTTGGCACGATCTTTGAATGTAACCAGTGTGATGTCGTGTTTTTTGAAAGCGTCCTCTATTACAGAGAATGCGTGGTCCCAATTGATTTCGACAGAGGCACCAGCAGGACCATTTTTTAGAGCTGTTTTTGTTAGCTCTCTTACTCCGCTTGCCACCATTCTAAGGACGTCAACCAGAGCAATACCATGTCCAGGTTCACAATTATATGGGCTAGGATTGCCAGGTTGGTTGCGCCCTGTGTATAGGTCTGAGGGGGCATCCGTTTCGTAAGGAATAGGTGCAGGACCCTCCTGCCGTATGTCGGTTTTTTCCTCTTCCGGCTTTGACTCTGGACTTCTCTGGTCAAACTTGAGAAATTTCATGTTAGTAGTCCTCAATTGCTCTGGTTCGCGTCTTTAGGCTTTTTGGTAGGATCCGCAACGGCCCCAAAGTAGCTATTCATGTTTACAATAGCGGTATTCATGTTTGTTTTGATGCGTTCGGCTGATCTTTTGAAAAACTCTTCTAACAATTTCGAGGACACTTCTGGAGGAGTGCCTGCAGCTTGTAGCTCATTTCGTAGTTTATTGGCTTCTTCTGTGATGCTTCTGAGCATATCTTTTATTAGTGGGTTCATCACACGAAGGACCAAATCTCTTACTGTATCTTCGGGCTTCGTAAGCTCTTCATACTTGGCTATGATCTCTTTGTACTCGGATACCAGGCGGGCGTATCCCTGCTGTAGCCCAGGCGAGTCTTTTCGATCTATCATCGCTTGTCTTGCGTGACCAACGTCGTCTTCCAGCTGTTCTATTAGATCTCTATATCGTTCGTGCTGGCTTTTTGGTTTTTTGATGCAAGTTTGACAATGTTTTCGTATACTGTCGTAATCGATCCCTAGTATAATTCCGATATCCTCAGGCTCTTGGCCGTTGAGATACATATGTTTTATTCTGTCTACTAGCAGCATGTCCAGCTGGCATATATCGCAAGGCTCATTATTACTCATACAGACCTACTAAAGTTGTGGTAATTTACACTTTTACCTAGGAACATGGATCAAAATGAAATGGCCTGGGCCTTTTCAGGCTCAGGCCATTTCCTTAGGTACCTAACCTCGAATGTCTGCTCACTCGCCGTCTTTGCGTGCAGGACTCTTTTCGTTGGGTGTATTGGGAACAGTGGCGCCTAGGCCATACTCTTCTTGCGAGAGCTTGTCAGTAAGCTGCTTTGCAAAGGAAGCGTCACCGTAAGCCTTAGTGAAGTAATCTGCCAATATGTTCTTTTCCGAAGACACAGACTTCGAGGAGCGCTCTACCACCTGGAGAATCGCTTGACGATCTACAGAAACCGAGGCACCATTCGCGCGGATCGTGGCTTTCGCGTCGCTTATGCTTGTAACTTCACCCATCTGAACTACATTCTGGGGAGACATAAATTTGACAGTATCTCCGGCCATGGCAATAGGCGCCGCAGTCTTGATTTTGTCAAAACGAGCTTCTTTTTTGCTAGTACGTGACTTACGAGCTTCCACAATCTCGGCTACGTTTTCATCGGCCTGACGAGTAAGGTACTTCACAGAACCTGTATCCACCACATGCCATAGATATTTGGTGTTTTCGTCCATGAACGCGTTAGCAGACACGCGCACCATGTCGTTGATATCACCGAGAGGGCGGGTAGGTGTGTTTAGTGTAGCTAGTACGCTGATCGCACATTCCGCATCATGACGCTGCGCCGAAGTGGCCTGCGCCACTACTTTGTTGCCGAACTCGTGTAGGAAGAAGCTTTCTAGGTGGCGCATGGTGGGAACACCAGCGCTCCTATTACTGTAACCTACAAGGACGCGGCACTTTGTATTATCAATACGGAGTACGTCGGCTACGTACATATCGCTGCGGGTGGGAAGTCCTGCGCTGGCGGTCTTCGCCGCAAGTCGATCTAGAATCCGATCTTTCATGTTGTTCTCCTATGCTCAGTACGGCGCGAGTCGCCTTAACTAGGTAAATAGACAGAGGGTTAGGTAACCTCTCTACTATATAACATTCGGTTTCGATTGTTGTAAAAGGGGTCTATGTCTTCAAAATATGCTTTGCCTGTAATTAACTCAAAGTCCCCCGGTACGGAAACTACTTGTATTATTCACGGGGAGCCTATAGTGACAGGCTGCTCCCTTTCCGAGTGTGCTTTGCATACCACGTATCCCGGTGTCAAAAACTGTATTCTTGTATACATGAGTAAGCACAAAGTGGATACTTTGGGGACACTGGATCTGAGCATGCTGCTTAGCATTCCTCATACATCCATTAAAGAGGATACAGATCGTGCGCTATCGCTACTTCGCCAGGAGTCGGTAGAAACTACCTCCGGCTATGAGATTGACCCCAACTTTGTTGTTCTCTCGGGTCTGCCTGTTTGTTCTGTTTGCGAGTTGCCGCTGTCCGGTGCTGCTTTCCATGAGGATATGGATTTCAAATACTGTAGTTCTTCCTGTTTGTCTGCTAAGCCTTTGCCTGTGCTGGCTTTAGAGGCTTCTTGTGGTGTGGACGTGCGTGATGTGCTGGCTTGGGCTGCTAATAAATATATTACTGTAGATACTTTTCAGGAAGCGTTAGACCTTCCTCCTAAGTTGCTGGAGGAGTTGGTTCGTAGATATTTCAATCTCTCTGTGGCCGATCTATATTCGCAACTGTCGCATAGCGCTCCTGCTGCGCTCGGTAAGCGTGTTGGTAGGGCTCCTGCTTGGTTATCCGCTTTTTCTGATATAACTGCTATTGTGCAAGAAAAAATGGTTGACAAGTACGGGAGTATTACAGTAGATTTGTCGGCGCTTCGTCAGGAATTTGATAACTTGATTTAAAGACGAAGAGCCCGCTTTTGAACGGGCTCTTCATAATTTCTGCAGGGAAAACGAAATCAGCTCTGCTGAACCTCCGGTAAGGGGTGGATATTACATTCTGAACCGCGTTGCTTCATGTGGTTTCCCTCCTAGACCCGAAGGTCTCGCCCTTAGAACCAGGAAAACCTGGTTTGCCAGGCGTTTCGTAACAGGTGCCGTAGCACCAGTTTTACAGTAGGGACCCGTCAGGTCAGCACCATTGCCTATCCTACTGCGAAAAGCTGGACCCGCTATCTTGCGATTACCGGCCCGATACTCCTTCTACAACTTGGTAGATGAGCTAACTTTACGAATGATCTCTGACGCTTTTGTAACGTCTTCGACCTCAAACTTCTCGTCACCTGCCCCAGGTTGACGAGCTATCATGACTCTTTGTTCTTTTTCACCGTGCACACGTAGCTCGTATCCAGCTGTCACCCTTTTCAAGTAAAAGTCGTGACCACTGATCTCGAACGCAATTTCCCCAAGTCCTATCGTGAAAACTTCATTCGGTTTTCGCATACCAGCAGAGACTAATGCTTGTATAATAGGTTCGCTAGGCTTCTTAGGAAACTGAAGTATTTTAGCGTTCATGACTTTCTTAAGAAACTCAGCAGAATGCGTCGATGTTCCGAAATTTTTTCGTTCTCGACGCTTTCTAGATCGGAATAGTAGGTTTCTGATTCTGCAAGATGTTCGATAGCAATTCTGGCCGCATCCATAATATCAGATGTGTGTTCGAACTCGACTTCTACGCCTTTGCGGAACTCTTCTATTGGGAATCTATCCCAATCTAGCCCAAGGCGGTCGCCGATCTGTTTGGCTTCCTCCTTGGTCACGGTCCAGGCCGCATATTCTTTATTGAAGTCTGTCATTTAATACACCATCTCTCGTAACCATACTTTGCGATGCACGCTGCGTCTACCTGGTGAATTTCCTCGAAACGAGCCTCATCTTCCGGGAACAGGTCCCATGTACCGTTTTTGAGTTTTCTGACTTTGTAGAAGTTTTTCCACTGGGAGGACGAGATTTGATACAAATCCTGGCCAATATACAGTTTAGTAATAACAGCTAGCCTGCCTAACATTTGGCTTATCAGCTCGGTCTGGACACTTTGCATACCACGAAACATGTAACGTTCGGCAATCACAGCGTCAGGCTTTAGTTCCAGAAGTAGTTCTATGCAGTTGTTCAGGAAACAAGAGTCGTCCGTTACATTATCCTGGGAATCCACCCAGCCCGTGCGCTCTAGTTTGCCGTCTACTAGGAAAGAAAACGCAAAGTTTCTGGTACCAGGATCTAGTCCGAGAACTCGACTTGGTCGTATTCCTTTGCTTTTTCCTGGTTTCTTCTTTCCTCTTCCCACATAGTTAAATAACGTTCATTCAGGAGCCGTCTCGTATTTCTCTCTTATTTGAGTTTGCTCACACCACGAGTATACGGTATCTTCTCCTTGTGTTTGGTGTATGTCGACCATCAAATTTCTGCTACACCTACGGTTGCAGGCAAAGACAGAATCTGTTTCTCGCTCTTTACTGGCTGGCCATACGTATAACCACGACCTAGGAGGCTCGATGTAGCGAAAAGGCAGATTGTTTCGTTTTTTATTGACGACATTTGCTGCCTTTTCATCACCACACCAGGAACAGCGCACGAACGCTTGCATTTTATTAGGCACAGTGCTCCTTGCTCATTACGGGACTAAGGAGGAACTGAGTCTTTATGATACGATGAAAGTAGGGCTAGCTTCAGTAGACTGTAAGCTGTAGGCTTGTGCGGTAGTTATCCGCAGCTTTCTGGAGGCATTCGCGACATACCTCCTGCTTACCTAGTTTTTGCAGGTCCTCACTGTGGGCTTGCTGCGAGCAACAGGAGCAGGATTTCGTCTGGTTGTCGGTAACCAACTGCGTGTCGTTTTCCAGATCCAATACGATATATGCCATGATTCTCTCCTTGCTCTACCACTAGTGTGGTTGATGCACAACGGTAACATTAAGCCTTCAAAGCAGCAATAGCCGAGTTCAATGATTGATGTACTGGTAGGTTTTTGAAGGGTTTTCCAATAGTTACAGCTTTTCTGTCTGTAGCCATTAACACTTTTACAGCTCTATTTAGTAAAGGGATGTCTGCATCTTTGGCATCACTTAGATCGAAGATGACATTTCCGAAATGGACCGGGTCTAGTAGGGAAAGCGCACATACCCGGCTCACCACTTGCGCCACTGCTGACGCTTTAGTCATGGCGAAGTAGTGTGTGCCTTCTACTGTTTTTTCTATGTATGTAGGTTTCATGTTGATGTGTACATTGCTCTAATTTGTGTTCCTGTTTGAGCAGACCCACTAAGGGTTACGATTACCATACTACGTTCCACAAGTGCAGCAATCTCCTGGATCATTCCCCAGTTCCATCGTTTGAAGATCTCTTGGTCGTAGGTTTGTTCGTATTGACTGATCACAAGTCCTCCTTTAAAGGACGGTTGTGTTCTTGTTGATATTCCCATGGAAGTAGCCGATTCCGGTGGCCTTTCCTGTGGGACGGTGTGGCTTAGATTTTTTACGTGCTGGTAGTCGCCCACCACAATGACAGATTTGGCTGGGACGTTAGCAGTGTTCAGTTTGATTACGATATCGGCCATGACTTACTCCTGTTATTCTTTATGCGCTAGTTTACGCAAGCCACTAATCACTACGGCTACCGTTTGTTGTGTGACCCACTTAACAGCTGGTATTTTGCGTTTAATTTCATACATCTTTTGCGCAGTCATATCTCGATACCTGATTACGCCCATGTCCAGGTTGTAGGCGCCTCGAATCGCTATTGCTCCTTGGCTGGCCACATTTTCTGCATCTGTGACAGTGAGGCCCGCGCGCTCACCTACGTTTTTTATCGCCTGCTCTATATTTTCAGGCCGGGCTCCCAGCTTTTCTAACCGCACCTTGACCTGCATAGCTAACGACAGCAGAAGATCTTCCACATCCATAGACCTGTTGTCGTTTTTAGTTGCAACAATAGAAAGTGGAACCGTCTGGTTAGTCGCTACGAATTGTACTACTATATTGCTCATGGTTGTCTTCTCGGTTTAGCTACGTTACCCAAACCAGGCTCTACTGGGTTCTGGTCCACACTCACGCTATCTATCCGGTTATCAGGTAGTCTCATATGTCCCGGATTTAGTTTAGAACTTTCCACCAGCTCTTTGTCTGTTTGTGTGGATCTGACAAATTGGGCAGGCAGCATGTCGGTATCTAGTATACCAATAGGTACTTTGTAGTACGGCTCGAACTCCTGCACTATTCTGCAGGTCAAATCCCAGGATAATGTAATGTTTAGTGGTTTGTTGCTTTCAACTTCCTGAATCTTCCAGCGTGTATTGTCGTACAAGTTCACAATGAAATCATCGGTAGTGCAGTTCTTTAGTGTATTGTCTAGGAAAAACTGCTGACTGGACCAGTCTTGGTATATTCCAAGCTCCTCAAGCACCTTGCTCTCCGTTACACGGGGCACGTCAGCCTTCAGCCCAGTAATACGAATTAGCTTGTAAGAAAACCGGATCAATTGGAGTTTCGGTAGAGCAGCAGAAGGTGTTTTCCTTCTCATTACTATCTTGAAGTGCAGTAAGTTTGTATTGAGTCTCTGTTCTAAAGTTTCTCGCGTCAGTGTCGTAAAGTCTGTCTCGTCATCAGTTTTTATGTAGTACTGGATTAGTGTACTTGTAGGTTGGTAGTCTCTTATGTCGAACACATCAAGAATACCTGTACTTTTATTCAGCTGTACTGAGAATTCTATTGTTCCGTATACCGCCGTCTCCACTAGTGACCAGTATATAGGACGTGTGGCTGTGCCGTATTCAGGTTGTACGTTTACGGTTGCTACGTTCTGATATGTTACGTCGAATACCTCTGTTTTCGTACCGCGTTTGGTGTAACCTCCGACAATACTAGTACCGAAGCAGCACGGACAGGTGCCCGCAGGATCCGTCTCTACAGTGAAGCAAGAGCATCGTCGGCCTGTTTTGAGGCGCTGGAAGTATTCTATATAGACGGGAACGCTGTTAAGTGCGTTTCGTGACTTCTGCGCAATCATAGGCAGAAACTCTTCGCGGGCACGGCGTTGCACGAGGTCTTCCAGGATATCGGTATCCGTGGTAACCCGGTCCATGTCCGGTGGTCTATATCCTTTAACAGGCATCTGCTATTAAATAAGGAGTGTAGGGAGATCTCTTATTACTATATCTCAGCAGGCTAGGTTATTTAATTGTGATGGCTGTAACTCCGCAAAAAGTAGTTCGTGGTGTAAGTGCTCTATTTGAGCAGCTTTTTCTTGACGAGGACCATAATCCTTTGGTTCCTCTGGACCCTGCGCAGTACCCTACAATTAGTATTGTATCCCCCTCCGAGGAAATAATACAACAGGCCGTAGCTACTCCTATGGGTGACGGGCGCTATCGCTATGTCTGGTTTGTGCCTGCAGATTCCGAGCTGTCTTCTAATGCCACCACCTGGCGTATAGAGTGGATGATGTTGACGACGGCAGGCCGTCAAGTATCGATGACGCAGTATTTTAACGTCATCGATAACGTCATCGCAACTTCGGAAGAGCGTGCTTACACAAACCTCACGATGGAGAATACTTCGGAGCGTCTTTTTCTACGTATGAGTCGTGAGCCATCTTCTATTTCTGTGGTTCTTATGAACCATGGAGGAATCTCTGAATCCTATACCCCACTCAAAGTGGTTATGGATGGTTATACAACGTATTACGCTGATACATCGGAACTACAAGTAGGTCAGTATATTGCTACTTGGACGGTTCGTGAGACGCCTGTATCCCCTGCGCAGCACTTTGTGCAGCAGATCCGCGTCCCAGAAACGCAGTTTTGGTTCTTTCAGCCTTCTCTTCGTATGCTAATTGACAAAGTACAGAAGAAAGAAGGACACGTTCAGGCGTACAGCGACTCCGATATCTATGAGTATTTCCTTCGCGGTTTTGATATTGTCAACCAAGCAAACCCAATTTCTAGTTGGAACTTCCGTATGATGCCTCTGATCGGAGGTGTTGATGCTTTCGTGATCGCGGCAGCGGCTTGGTGGGCTCTTCAGGCTCAGTACCTGGCAGAAGCGGAGCTGAAATTCGACTTCTCAGGTCAGACTATTACTCTAGGTGCCGACCGTACAGGAGCCTACGCCGACGCTATTTCTCGTTTAGGTGAGTATCTTCGCACGGAGTTACCTAAGACAAAGCGCAACATTTTGCGTCGTACCAGTGTTGGCTCTTTGGCTACACGACCCTACGATTACGGTCTGACTAGCGTAGTGGTCCCTGTCTTCCGGAGTACTGCAGGAACAAGCCAAATTCTACCACTTCTTTCGCGTATCGGTTTGCTGTAAACCTCGTTATATGATTACATCGAGTCTGCCTGGTAGAACAGGTACACTGTAATCAGCTTTTGACATCTTTGCGAGGTTACACACATGGTTATTACTGTAACAAATATCACTTCGGCTTCTATACCCGTTGGCAACCGTATCGGGATGCTAGCTCCTAATGCTGCTCGCACACTTGAGCTTACTTCTTCACAGGCTGAGGATCTTCGCCCTGTTCTTGTGCGTCTTGCTTCCGCTGGTATGATTTCCTGGTCTGTGGCTTCCAATACGGACACGTCTGATGATGGTGTGGAATTTCTATCTAAACAGCAGCTTGAAGATGGCACACTTGCGGCAGATCTAGCAAGTTTGACGGTAGCTTCCCCTGTTGTCCTTGGTTCTGTGCGTCTTTTTTCTGGCACCGGTTCTCCTGAGGGATCTGTAGCTGCCCCTGTCGGTAGCCTTTATCTACGATCTAATGGAGGCGCTGGCACTACTTTTTACGTGAAGGAATCCGGCACCGGTAATACTGGTTGGGTAGCTAAGTAAGTCTTGATTTTAGGCTTTACTATTTTACTTATCTACCCTAACTAGGCCAAATGCTGTGAAAGTAACGTTATCCAATAGAACGGTTAGTGATATACCGTTTGCTCATGGTATACCTACGTTGGGTCGTCGCGAGACAAAAGACATCGACATAACTACTGCTGTTTTTGAAGCAATAAAACCGCACCTGGATGTGCTGGTTGCCAAAAACTTGATTAGCTATGTGGTCTACTCAGAGTCTCCCCCTGACCTTGGTAAGAAAAGTTCGCCAGAGCCTACGCCTCAGTATGGGCAGCTTCAGCAGGATATGCACGGAGTCAAACAGTCTGTGGCTGATATCTCTGCCAAACATGCTGAATCCGTTGAGGAGCTTGCCGGTCAGGTTGACGCGTTAACTCAAAAAATTGATATTTTGCGGCAAGCTATTAATGTAGAGCCAACACCTTTTGTATTTAGATCTGAAGCTTCTAATGTGGTGGCACAGTCTGCGCAGTCCTACAATCCTGTTTCTGGTATTCAACTTTCAGTGCCGACTGCTGGACGTTGGCTTGTTTTAGGTGAGATAGGCTTGTTTAGCCCAATCCCCTCAAAAGGCAAAATATGTCTTGGTCGTTTGGGCGGTGGTTTTATGGACACTGTTCTAGAGGGTTCAGAGCGTATTTGGTCTAGGACGCAAGAAGATCCTTCGACGGTGTTTATCACAGCTTCCGCCATGTTTGCTGCAGGAGACACCTTGGGAATTTACTGGAAATCTACAGAGGGTGTGTTGCGAGCAACCTATCGTTCCTTGACTATAATTCGATTTTGACTATGAGTTGCGTAGATCATGCCATGGTTGAAAATAAAGAATCGAACTAAGGATTGGATCGTATTCGATAGTGTTGTTGGTCTAGTTCCTGCAGATGGCACAAGAACTCTTTTCGTTCGTGTTGCTGACGTAGAGGCGCTGAGGTCCTCTCTAGTCTCGCTCCAGGAACAGCAGCTTATTACTTTTGATGTATTTAATACTGCTGATGTTGCTGATGATGACGCAGAGTACGTTACTCTAGCAGACATAAAACATCTCATTGCTGAATCTAGCGGTAGTGGGAGCGGGGCCTCAAGCTCTGGTGTATTTATATTGAGACCTGGTGCAACAAACGTATGGCCAGACTCAATTGTATTTTCTACTTGGTCTTCCTTGTACGAACGACTTGCTGTTTGCGGCGGCGGCATAGTAATAGTTGACGATTCTCTTCGGCCTGGTATGCCTATACACTTTACGGCGGGGTCCTATGACCTGAGTGGGGTGTTTATTCAGGGGTTTGGTACCTCTCAACCTACAGTAGTACTCGCTAGTGATTTTCATATTCTAGGTAACACCCTTAGAATTCAAAACATTAACTTGTTATGTGATACTAGTAGCAATCTCGTAGAGGTAAGCTCCTCCACTAACGGACTAGTTCATTTAATTCACAGCAAAGTAACAATGTTGGCTGATGGTCATTTGATGGCCAAGTTGTCCGGGTCAACAGGGGTTGCAGAACTTGTATTAGAAAGCTCCGTTGTTGCTTCTTCCGAGGATTCTGGTTGTGCGTTATACGTAGAATCTGGTGAAGTAGCTAACCTATCTGTTACTCGCTGTTCTGTGGTTTTGCAAAATTCTTTGGGTGGGTCTGGTGACGTAGATGCCGTCCGAGACATTAACTCTGTAGTTACAAAATATCAAACACAGCTTATCGGAAGACTTGTTGTATCCTTATGTACCGCGTCTTCCCGTAAATACGGAGTACCCTTAGTTGGTACTAAAAACAGTTATAATAGAGTTTTTTTCGTGCCTGAGTCCTATGTACATGACGCCTCGTTAGGAGAAACCATAGTAGTTCATCATAACGGTAGACGGCTACGACAAGCACAGAGTGCCAGTCCTGTGGATGGTGGAGAGTATTATCCCTTAGAAAGTAATGGTCCAGGTACCGGATATGATTCCATTTATCTTCTATCCTTTAGTCCGAATACCTTTTCAGAGTTAGACGCAGATTACATGCTGGCTTAATTGTTTTACCTTTTACATGGAGTGATATATGCCAGTACGACCTAATGCCCTTGATCAGCAGATCGATATCAAGGGTAGTATAAATCCAAACAACTCTCGAACTCTCACAGATGAGTCTTCAGGCTTCGGTGCTACCGTTTCGTCCGGTACGGGCGATACTATCGGCGGCACTGCGCCTAATATGACGTTGACTGACTCTGCTGGCGCTTTCACCGCAGCAGA